AGTAATATCCGAGCTCTCCATAGTTTATTTAATGGACCCGTAAGAACACCTGCTGTATCTCTTGTAAGGTCATTGTACTTTTCAACAACCTTACCTGCTGCTTTATTTAATACTCTAGCCATAGTGTTTTAGTTTTATATTCCCATTACAAATGCAGCTCCAGTAAAATCTTGTTGAGAACCTGGAGCATAATCTCCAACTGCTTGACCATCTACTGAGATATTGATACGAGAATCTCTCATACCTTCTTTAATAGCTAACCTAACAGCATTAATAAATCTCTCTTCATTCTGGGCTCTAATGGTAGTTGGGTCTTCTTTCTCTTTATTCTGAGCTTCAGTATTCCTATCTACTGAATTACTAAGGTAACTAATACCCTCAATTAATAAAGGAAGACCTACAGTAATTGCTAATCCCCAGGGTCCACCGAGTAATCCCATAAGTCTACCACCTATAGAGGTTAAACCTTTTATAGCACCTTGCCTAGCCACTTGACTACCAACTTGGGCACCTGCACCAGCTAAAGCCCCACCAGCTAAATTACCGGCCATGGAAGTTGCTAATGGTACTCCAGGATTTGGTGTCTTAACGTATCTTCCGGTTTTAGTGTTATAAAATCTACCAGCAGAATTCATACCGATACCGCTTGACATCATTTGGAGTTGAACCATGGTTCTCATAAGGTTAACCATCCTTACCATGTGTGCTTCCATAATGGCAAACTGAGTATTAGTTTTTATTGCTGCAGCAGACATACCTTCAGTAGAAGCAGTAGCAATAGTCTGTAAATACCCAACAGACCTAATAATACCTCTTACAGTATTAAATCCTGCAACAATAGTACCTACTACTACTGCAGTAGCTCCTACCCTAAGACCAAAACCTCCAACCCAAGTTTCTGAGATAGAATTAATTACTTTGATTATAGAGTTACCCACATTTAGTACTGGGGTAAAGATTCTACCCAAAGCTGCACCTGCGGTAACTGTTAAGTTCTCTATACTTGATTCGAATTGGTCAATTACACCTGCATCAGTTTTAAGACGTTCTTCATTAAGTCTATTTACTGCCCCTATGTTTTGATCATAGGTTGCAAGTATCTTACCCATCTTATCTCTACCAGAAGCAATATCTCTAAGTACTGGAAGCATGCCTCGATTACCTCGAACTCCGAATATATTGAAGAAGGTTGGTGTTTCGATTCGTGAAGGTAAATCTACTGCGGCCTTAGCAAACTTCTGATAGATAGTGTAAAGGTCTATAAGGTTACCTTGAGCATCGAAGAATTCATCGGGACTTAAGCCCAGGTCTGCTAAAGCGTTATAGCCTTTCTTTTTTTGATTAACAAGAGAGAGTTGTAAGTAACGAATCATATTGGCCAGTGAGGTACCTGCCATAGAACCCTGTATACCCATATCACCCAATACACCAATAGCAGCAGCCGTTTGCCGAAGGTCTACTCCAGCAGTTGCCATATCTGCTCCTGCATAAGATATGGACTGGGCTAAGTCTGTTAAAGATATATTTGCATTAGTAACTGCAGTATATAAATCATCGGTTACTCTAGCGGCTTCCCCCATTGGGATTTGGTACATTGACATGATATTGGTCATCAAGTCAGCTACACCACCTTTCTGTCCCACTGGCATTGTAAAGATTGAAGCCAGCTTAGATGCTGGCCCAATCATTTCTTTAATAGCATCGAATTTATTACCCGCCATAGCCAGGTATCTTTGTCCTGATGCAACATCCGAAGCCGTAAGAGGAGTTATCTCATTGACATCCTTTGCCAATTGTAACATCTCTCTTTGTTCTGCAATGGTAGCACCAGCAATTTTCGAAGCAGTCCAAACTTCATTCTGAACACCCGCAGAGTATTTATAGGCCCTTGCCATTCCCCCTACGAGCTGCATTCCGAAGTCCATTGTATTGGAAGCTGACATCTGTATACCTCTATTCCAAGTATTCATATCATTCATCATTGTTCTGAATGACCCAGATATCTTGCCAGCTTCTTGAGAGAATCGGTCTTTTAAAACCATGGCAACACCGACCTCTACTATACTCCTACTGGTATTCATAATTTATTTTCTTTTCTTTAATTGTTTATAATATTGCTCGGCCATTTCCTTGAATATTTTCCTAATTCGGTACGGAAGACGTAAAAAGCCGAAATAGTCTAAGGCTATCTCGGCTCTGGTGATATAAACAAAATCACTCTCTAACATTACTCTTCCGTCAGGTAGAAAAAATTCGGTGCCCAAACTATAGGATAAGTTCTTTCTTCTCCAGTGGTTGGATTAGTGATGTGAGACTCGCCTTTGAAAATTGGGTCCATAGATAAGATATACTTTCTCATCTCAGCCATATCCTTTGCAGTAAATGGGGTAAAGTTTTCTACCTTTTCCCAACTACCATCAACCTCTAAGTGAAGATTACGGCAAAGAAGAGGAGCATTCTTAGTTTGTTTATCCAAAGGCAACTTCATGAACTCTTGTTCTCCCTTACCAGTCATACAATCGAATTTAATTCTCTTGCCAGATGAAAGAGTGTATTCATGATCTACCAATCTAACTCCCTCTGGATAATAAGGGATAGCATCTGGCTTCTGATTTAAATCCTCTACAGTTGGAGTAGTACCGTAATCGAAAAGGAACTCATGAAGGTCTTGGCCATAAGTAATCTTACCACCATTCTCTTTGCCCCAATCATATTCGAATTCTACTTCCTCTCCCAAAGAGAAGATACGAGAATTGAAGATAATAGCATAACGGTCATTGACTGGTAAGTTAAGGGCATCATCTACGGTTAATTTCCCATTAGGGGTAGCAGTAGTTCTAATTACAATTGCTGCAATGAACTTGGTAAGGTTCATCAAAGTCTTCATGTCTGAAAGGTTACTGAGAATATCTTCATCAGCACCATTCTGTTCTCTGATTTCATATTCGAAACCAGAAGGTCCGGTAAATCTAAATGTTCTAAATTCCATAATTTGATATATTTAATGTTTACAAATGTTCATAGTACTCCGTATAACAACAAGAAAGGGGTGAGCTCCTATCACAGGAATCCCACCCCTCCACCGAATCTTAGTGAAAATAGACTAAGGAATTAGTATTTATCTGCAGTACCAACTGAGAACTCTATGGACTCAATGGTATTCTCTGAAGCCATTCTGTCCAAGTCTAAGCCGGTAATCTTACATGGCCATACCTCTTCGAAGACATGGGTATTAAGAACTGAGACTCCATCTTCGGCAAGTTCGTTTACAATTGCCGTTTCCCAGTATTGGCTTGGTACTAAACCACCACCAACTATGTGGTCTTGGCAAGCATAAAGCCAATCATGAAGCCATGTGTCTGAACCTGCAGTAGTCATAAGTTTCTCTACGATAAGATTACCTATAGTAACCCTACCTGCAGTTTTAACGTCTCTATTGACGTCCCCATGAGCAACCTGGTCAATCTCAATATCCGGCAAAGTACAACTTTGGAATAGATAAGTATTGATAGGGTGTTTGGGGAACATGATGCTCCACAAGAATTTCTTCCGTGGGTTTTTTACTTTTGCTCCCATCGTTATATGTTTATAGGTTATTACTTGTTTCTACGATTGATACAGATTTGGATGCCGCATCAATTACAATCTCCATAGTTACTTCTTGCATAGGAACTACATCCTTATACTTAAGGATAGCACGGTACTTACCTTGACGGGCATCTGCCTCGGTATTAATTGAAAGGTCATCCCAAGAAGTTGCATCTTGGTCACCCATCCAGGTATACTCGGTCATAGCATCTTCGTCTACCAAAGAATCCAAGGTAGGTTTAACCTCCAACCAGATTCTCTTCCAAGTACTCCAAACGTTTGGTTCTTCGATATATTTGTTGAGTACCGGGCGAAGGAACTTCTTCAGGTAAAGGTTCAGTCTTACGATTGAAAGGAATCTTTCAGAATCCTGTTTCACTTGAGAAGAGAAGCAATGCCATAGCATGGTTTGCTTACCTGCATCTGGAGTATCTTTGATTACCATCTCATTGATATAATTCTGAGCAAGTGTGTTCAGTTCGTTATATCGAGAAGGAGAACCATAGTTGGGGCATACTGGACCAACTGCATCTCCAATAACCCCTCGGTTCATACCAGCAAAGGATTTCCAAGGACCATATTGAGTAGCAGAGGCATCTCCCAAACCAACAATAGTACCCACTACATCGGAATCCTGAAGATTACCGTTTTCGTTGTAGTACTTAAGTCCACCACCAAAGTAGGCAATGTACTTAGAGTTACCTACAGTACCAAGGCAGCAAGTCTGTACCCAAGTTACCTGAGCTTTGTAATCTCTTGCCTGAGTACCTTGAGTATAATGGGTTAAATGTTTGGGAACTTCGATATACAGTACCCATTCCATCAATTCCTTTGCCATATCTGCAGCAGCCTTATATACCTTGAGTACATCTGAATCGGTAGTAAGGTGTTGAGAGATATGTGAAATAAATAATTGGTAGAAGTCGGTGTAATCTTTTACCAAATCCAAGGAAGTAATCCATTCTTCGGCAGTTGGAGTGGAACCTGCACTACCGATAGTACCATTAAACAGTTTCCCTGTTTCGGAGGGTGCAGCATCTCCCACGGTAATAGTGATAGCATTCTTAGTACCATCAATATCATCGGTAAGCCACTTAATTAGGTTTTCAAAAGAGGAACCTGCAGTAATTACCGGCTTAATATATTCCGAGTTCTTAGCAAATGCACTAAGAGCAAGGTAATCTACCGAAGTGTTATTGTTATCATCGGCAGTTTTGTAGGTTATTACTGGTCCCTGTTCAAGTACTTGCCCATTAGCTGAATATATTTTATAATACAAGGTATTAGCTTGCTTATAAAAACCAACCTGGAAAGTATTTGCACTACCAATTGGATCTCCATATCCCTTGGTTACTAATCCAAAACTATAAGTAGTACTACCAGATTTTAAAGTAATCAAAGCAGAGGGTTTAGCTGGGTCAGTTACAGCAGAAGCAACTGAGATTTCATCTTCTGAATCTTTAGCTTTTCTTGCCGCAGCCGGAGAAGCAGTTACTGTACCTTGAGTAGCTCCTTTGCCAAGTACTCGAATAACACGAAGCTTAGAACCACCTTGCAAAGCCTTTTCGATATTTGATACAGAACCATCGGGTACAATTTCAGAACCATAGATTCTTTGGAACTGAGAGAATGTAGAGATGATTTCTGAAGGGTCATCGTATGGACCTTTAGTAGTTCTAGCCAATACACAAGAAACTCCTAACATGGGAGTAGTTTGAAGAACATTGTTGTTCTTAAACTTAAAATCAACATGAGGTGAAGTTGGCATAATTCTATTGTGATTAAAGTTAATTACTAGTTTAATTTATACCCTAGAGTATTGTACCTATACCTTAGGTACTTTTAACTCTAGCATCTCATTTTCGTTTTGTTCTAACAATCCAATAAGAACCGATATATCCTTGATAGGTGTAAGAGTACCTTCTCCCAAAGCTTTTTCTGGAAGAATACCGTCCTTACATACATAGGTGTATACCTTCTCAAGTATACCATGCTCTACATCTGGATGGTCATAATAATTACCAATCTCAATGAATAGGTTTCCGGTGGGAGCAAGCCTGCCCTTTTCCCATTCCTCTAAATCATTGAAGTATGGTCTCACGTATCCTCTAGCAGGTAAGCCAGTATATAAGATTGTATGTAGCAATCTCATATCTGCTTGTGTTTGAGAAACCAGATGTACATCTATGGTAATATCCTTAGTTTCATAAGGAAACTCTGAAGCTTGGTAATTACCCTCCTCAAGTTTATCACCAATGATGTATTTATTCACACCAATATCTCCAGCATAATAACCCTGTAGTTCTATGGTTATTCTTGGGAGAGTCTTTGGGCCTTTTACTTGATTATTCCCTATACCAAAAAGTGGTATAAACTTCTTCATACCTTTGATTGCCTCTTGAAATCTTTTTTCGTTTTCTTGAGACAAAGGTAAGAAGTCTTCTGGGTTTAAGGTAAGACCCATTTCCAACATTGTACTAAGTAGAGAGATATAAAAAGTTCTTTCTACTATTTCTTCTGAGTTTACCATTAAAGTCCTAATCTAATGTTTAATTGAACACTTTGATTGCCATTGTCATTAATATACCCATTATAAGTTACCTGAATACCTCCAAAACCACTCATTATGGTTTGTAAATGACCAACACAATTTAATTCACTAACCCATTGAGTAGCAATATTTGAAGGATAATCGGTAAGCCATACTTTAAAGGGTATTGGTTCAGAACCAATACCTCCAGGGAATTGACCCTCTATTGTCTTACTTATATCGGTTATCTTAAATTGTTTTATAAATTTAGCAACTTGAATACCGTTGATAAGGTAGTACTGATAACCCTTTACATTACTAATCTGAGCAGTACTAGTATTTTGACCAAGATTTGGGAATGGTATATTCGGGGTTGGTTCAAAGCCATACTTAGTAGTTCTAGTACCTGGAGATTGAGTTATATTTAAAACTATCTCAGTGTTAGGTTCTTGCTGTGAGATAATCTTAACTATAGCAGTTCTTTCCAAGGGGTCATAGTTACTGAGGTTATGTTCTTGATTAGTAGATTTAGTTTTGATAGTAAGCTTACCTGCGGCATTAGCTTCTCCAATTTCTTGGGTTACCTCTAACCAATCTGAGGAGCTTTCAACTTTCCAATCTACAGCACGATATTCATCTTGAGGCTTATTATCGATAAACTTCTGTTGGTAACTGTATACACCTATTTCTAGGGTCTCACCCCTTTTAGTACCATCGAAAGTATGGGAAGTAGTTTCTGGAGTGATACTAAAATAAGTTCCCCAGGTCTCTACTATTTTAGGAGCGGCCTTTTGTACCAGAGTTACTTCCCTTTCTACACCCTGAACTACTACCTTGAGAACCTGCTCTTTTATATTATTCATGTCTTCGTTTACTGCCTTAGGCTTTACCCTAATAGTTGCAGTACCAGTTCCAGATAAGGATGATATTTCGAAATCTGCTGCCATTATATAACCCTCCTTATTTCTTTTCTAATTTCATTACGTATTTCCTTTTGTAAGGCAGCTTTTCCACCAGCAGCCTTAAATGCAGGATTCCAAAGAGGACGAGGTGGTAAATTACCATCTCTACTACCATACTCTAACATGATAGCTATCTGATTCAAAGTCTTTCTTGAAGTCTTACCCGTATAGGTAATCTTCTTGATTCCAATTGGCAATCCGACGAAAGTTCTTTTCTTACCTTTTACCAAAGTAACTGAACGAGCATATTGCCCCGTAAGATTTAACAGGGTATGGTCCCCATATTTCTTTATGGTACCAGGAGCATGTGGTGGCCATGATACTCCTGAACCTCTTGGGGGAACACCCGTATTCAAACTTCGTCTTACTATACGAAGAAGTTGATTGCCAAACTTTTCTGTACCTTTCGCATAACCCTTAGTTAAGATACTTGGAGTTTTGGCAATCAAACTTTCTGCACGAGCTTGTTCTCGTTTATCTACGTATATTTCTAGAGGGCCAACTGGAGTCGATAGTGTAATATTAACCGACTTACTTGGCATAATTCTTACTGTTGTTTAGGTTTATCCAATCCCAGCTCCTGAGCAATTCTCTGTAACAGAGTCTCTTGAGTGGAGATTCGTTGGTCCATGTATTGACGGAACTCCTCAAACCCTGGAGCAGGTTTACTTGGAGCAGAAGGTGATTGGTTAATTGAATTGAGAATGTTATCTCATTCAGAAACAATTGCCTCAAACTTTGGTCGATTGTTAAGTATATTCAAGGCATTATGTTTCTGCATAGTAACCTCATTAATTATATTCACTACATCGGTAGTATAATATACACCATTATAAATACCTTCATCAGATTGTGATGGCAAGTATATGGTGAGTTGTGATACCGAATCTTGGATTACCAATTCGACACTGTTAACAAAGCCGTCTTTAGCACCAGAGGCCATTGGTTTACTTTCTCCTACCTTTACGATTCTTGCTGTATCAAAAATAGGATAACCAGACCGTCTGTCTTTTTCTAATGTGAAAATCATTTCACCTTTCTGTACCTTTTGGAAAATCAATGTTCTTTCGTCCATAATCATCTTTTATTAATTAAGTTTAAACCAAATGAAACTGCACCTGGATTCCTTTGCATGAAGTCTACCAGGTTTAAGAATTGATAGTATCCAAATTGATTTATGAGTACCTGAGCTTTGTTTGCTACTTCTTGTGCAATCTCTATAAAAATGTTCTAGTGTTGTAATTAAACCTATGCAATTTCGAATACATACTCATAGGTTATAGTTGCAGCACTCTGGTTAATATTAAGTGTTATCTCCTTACCGGATTCTGATTGAGTTACCGTTACTGTAGCAGACCTTGAGGATTCAGCAGTGTTCTCATAAGTTTTAACTGAGAGCCCATTATCTACTATATTAACAATAGTCCAACTCGGTACATTTCGACTTGCTCCTACCGGATATATATCAGAGGTTTCTGTACCATTTATCACTTTCTTTTTATAAGAGATGAATGGAACCTCTTCAGTTTTTCCCAAAGCTGGATGAGTAATAGATTTAGAAGTCTGACTTCCGGGAGCACTCCCCCAATTAAAATAATAATTATAAAATACACTTGCACCGCCCTGAGTGATATCCACATAATCGGAAGCACCTCCATAAGAAGCAGTAATTCTAATGGACCTACTACCAGTACTGGTATTCTCAGAAGCACTAAGAGTAGTACCCGATAAGCTAAATCCTGAGGTACCATTGGTACTTAAACTTGGGGTAGCACTATCAGAACCATCCCTTATACTTGAACCAGAAGTATAATTGGCATATCTTGGTCTACTTGCACTGGGGTACAAAGTTACACTACCTCCAGTATTACCGATGGTATAAGAACTTGCAGTTAAGCTTACACTCCAAGAGCCATAAGTATACCCAGTAAATTCGTTTGCTGCCTGGTATACTGGTACACTTACAGATTTGGTTTTACCATTTAGTGATAAGGTACCAGTAAGGGCTCCTACCCGGGTTCTAGATTTAACCGTAGTTCCCAAAGAACCTGCACTAACTGCAGTACCATAACTAATGCTAGCACCGCTTGTAATTGTGCCACCTCCAGTTGTAGAACCATTCCATCCCCAAGTTTGAGAATATGAGGGCATAGTTGAGAATGAACTTCTACTTCCTCCACTTGCAGGTATATCGGATACACTTCCTCCACTTGCAGTGATTTCACTATAGGTTCTATAACCTGCAGATTGAGAACAACTAATGGTTACCTTCTTATTAGTTTCATCTTGTGTTAAGGTTACCGTACCGCTTCGTGTACTGGTAGAGGTATTATTACCCATAGTTACAGAAGTACCGCTTCCAGATACGCTACCAGAGTTGGCTCTAGTATAAGTTAAAGCAATTTGGTTACCATAATTATGCCCATTTCTTAATTCTTGCTTGTAAGAAGTAACGGTAAAGGTTTTAGTACCTCCTGTAGCCCCAAAAGACATAGAGGTAGGTGATACACTCCAACCATAACTCCAAGATTGAGAGGCCGCTGCTTGAGTGAAAGTTAATTTAAAAGTTTTACCAGATTCGCTCTGTGTAACAAGAGTATTAGAATCCGACCGAGAGGTTAATGCTAAATTCTCTGAAGCAGTCCAAGGATATGTTTGATTATCATGATTAGTTACCCAGGCAGGTTTATTACTAATAACATAATTTACCGTAATTTCAGACCCATTAGCTACTCCATCCCAATATTTCTGTTTTGTAGAAATAAAAACAAAACCCAGATTAGAAGAGCTTGGGTTACCCAAAGCATCAAAGCTTACACTACTGTATCTAGTAGTAAAAGTATATTTATAAGTTACCTTATGAATATCTTCTAACTTTACTGTTTCATTATTTCCATAGGAACTGGCATTGGATAGTTCCAACCCCACATAATTCTCCCCTGTTCCTGTCGAGGAGAGTGCTAACAATTCAGCCTTGGTAGGGCAGTCATTTCCTGTCTTACCAAGGCCTACTTTAGTTTTGACAGCACTCCAGGTTGCTATCTCTCCCATGATTATTTATTTTTAAGTTCTTGAATCTCAGCCTTCAAAGCCTTAATCTCATCGTAAAGAAGTTTAACACCCTCGATTGCCAAAGTTGACATCTTGTGATATTTAACTTGTTTTACGAGTACATACTCTTCCCCATTGATTTCCAAAGTTTCGAATTCCTCTGGATTAGGTACTGTAGATTTCTCTACTGGAACTTCCTCTACATATTTACCAAATCCCAATCCCTCAAGATTCTGAGCAATAGTTCCCTCGTCCTCTTTACCAAGCATTTCGAATGACTTAGTTGGTATCTGGCAAATCTGTTCCAGAGTATGATTCAAATCCTTAATATTAGATTTGAGTCGAACATCTGAAGACTCTTTGAAGAAACCGGAAGGAGCCGTAGTCTTAGCAAATACTACCTGGTCGGTAGTTGCCAATCCCAATTGAGCTCTAGTTACTGTATGAGGATTATCCTTTCTACCTGCATGACTATTGATAGAAGTCTGAGCAGTAGTACCTGCAGCCTTAGCATCAGCAATAGCAGTAGCTTGAGCAGTAGATACTGGCTTATCAGCATCAGAAGTATTATTAACATTACCCAATCCAACCTGAGTTTTAGTAACTGTATGAGGATTAGATTTATTGGCAATGTGATTATTTACCTTAGTTTCTAAGGCAGTTACATCTGAACCAGTATCGGCAATCAAATCGTCAACGTAAGTTTTCAATTCTGTACGAAGAGCATTGATGGCATTAGTTCTATTGGTAATCTCATTTGCCAACCCCTGTACGGTATTATCCAAGTTAGTCTTATCTGCTGCAGTCATTACACCTGCAGTAGTCTTAGTTGCTGCAAGTATATCTCTAATTAAATCTGTAGCACCTTCATAAGTCTTACCATCTGCACTCTTAGTTTTATTATTAAGAGTAGCTCTTACATTAGTTGAATTATGGGTAAGAGTGAATCCAGTAAGAATAACTCCTGGAAGAGAACTATTAAAGGTATCATGCTCATTATCTTTTGCAATACGGGCCTCTTGTTCAGCTTCAATAGCATCTGGTAAAGTTTGATTAAGCTTTATTACACTATCGGCATCCATCAGACCAGCTTCTTGAGTAGTGGCTGGGGTTAGAGGGATTACCATCCCATCGGGTTTATCAATGTAATGCCCTTGACCATCCGTAGCAGAATAGTTACATAAGATAATAACATTACGCTTATTTTTGTTAGCTATTGAAACCTTACTAATTAAATTTTTAGGCATGCTAGATACCACATCCTCAAGATGCTTACCTCTACTACCTTCGAAAGCAGTACCTGCAATTTCCCCAATGATAAGAGACGAAGTATTACTGTCTACGAATTTAGTACCTGACCAACGGAATTGGTATGGAGGTTCACCATCGGCAACATTTATATAAATCTTACCAGATTCTCCAACTACGGGAGTTTGGTGACCTGCATCCGTATACAATTGAACATTAGTAAGACCTCCAGTGGGGCTTACATCATAGGTAGCATATACCTCGATTACATCGTCTACATATGAAGGCAAATGGTTAGCAGGTACTAAGCCACTTTCATCCAAGGGAGCAAATCCACCAGCTTGACCTTTAGTTGCTACGAAAGCATCATGTTTAGCTTCTAGAGTATTAATATTATCCTGTAACTTAGTTTCAAGGGCAGTATCTGCCGCAGTTCTATCAGCAATCTCTTTATCAATCCTTGCACCCAATGCAGTATCAGCAGAAGTACGAGCAGTTGCTTCATTGTTTACAGCTTTAGTAAACTTGGTATCTAAAGCAGTATCTGCAGCTTTTCTATCAGCTACTTCTTGAGCAAGAGCGTCTTCTGATTTACCGTCCAAAGCTTCGATAGCATCTTTACGGTCCTGAACCTCTTGAGCAATAGCATTGGGTAATGTCTCATCAATATTAACCTTATCTTGAGCAGTCATAACTCCTGCAGTAGTTTTAGTAGCTCCATGTAAATCGGTATACAAATTACCAGATTCCACATAAGTTCCGCTTTCTGAGGATACTCTGGATATGGATTGGGCTAAAGTCACCTTATCTAATTCCGGAATAATACCCCTGGGTTCTGTAAGCCATACCTTAGGCATAGAATCAAATAACTTCTTATCTGCAGCAGATTGTACACCGGCTTTTTCTACAGTAGAAGCTGATATAGTAATTGGATTCTGTTCTACTGTACCATCTTCAATTAGGGTTTTACTAGCAGCAATGCCTACTGAAGTTTCATTTGGAGTTACATCCCCAAGAGCAAAATTAGCAGTAGTAATTCTATCTAATTCTACTTTATCTTTAGCAGACAGGGTACCTGCATTAGTTGCAGATACTTGCGGCAAGTCAAAAGTTTCGGTAGTATCTGCATTTAAACCATTATCTTTAGTTATTGTTACTGTTACCTTATTAGCATCTGAAACTGAAGAGATATCGGTTAAAGCATTTGGGTCTAAACCATCTAACTTAACTTTATCTGTAGCAGACATAACTCCAGCAAGAGTTTGAGTTACCGGAAGTAAATTCTTGGTAGCTTCTACTTCTTCACCATATTGGTTATTTGCCTTATCCTTGGTTGAAGTCTTTACTTTGAAAGAAAGCTGAGTACCTGTTCGGGTTACAGTACTAACATCGGTAACCATGGTATCAGGCAAAGCATCAGAAGTACCTTCTTCAGCTACCAGTCTTTCTTCATGGTCATCGGTAATGTTAGTGAATTTATTATCTAAGGCAGTATCAGCATCGGTTCTGTCCTGAATTTCTTTATCTATACGTTTACCCAAAGCTGTATCGGCAGCAATACGGGCAGCTTCTTCTGCATCGATGTTATCCTGGAGAACTTTATCTGCGGCCTTTCTTTCCTCTCTCTCTGTATTTAAGTCAGAAGTATTCTGGTCAATCTTTGCTTCTAATCGAATATCCCCAGCCTTACGAGCAGCGATTTCATTATTCAGCAAATCGGTAATGGCAGTATAGTTACCATTAATGTTATCCTGAATACCCTGAATCAATTCCAGATTACGTTGAATATTGGCAGTATTCTGAGTTACCAGAGCATTGGTAGCATTCAAGGAAGTTAACAGCTCCGTACGAGTTTCAGTTACGAAAGTTCTCAACTCATTTACCGTAGTAGTAAGAGTATTACTTAAGTTAGTGAAAGTCTGTTGCAGAGTATTATCTCCTTGTTCACGCAGATTCTTTTCAGCTTCAAGCTTATTCTCCAACTCAGTAAGCTTAGCAGTCATAGTTGCTGCAAAGTTGGGGTCATCACCGAGAGCCTTAGCAATCTCGGCCAAAGTATCAAGTACCTCTGGAGCAGAGCCAATAATCTTTTGGATAGCTGCCTCTACTTGTTCAGCACTCTGGAAATCTGAATCGTTTAATAACTCAGATACCTTAGTGATATAATTTGCATGTTCTTCGATGCCATCCAACTTGGCATATAGCAAGTCAGTAAAGTCATTTGAAGAAAGTACTTTACCTTCTACCTTATCTACCTTCTTTCCATCCATTGCCTGGTCAGCAGCAATTCGATCTGCTTTTTCCTGAGCAATAGCATTATTAATAAGGGTATCTTGGTTAGCACGTTCTGTAGCTTCCTTATCGATATTATTCTGCAACTCAGTATCACCAGCTAAGCGGTCATTCTTTTCGGTAAGTATATTTTGGTTGATACCCGCCATATCATCTTTATGGTTCTGAAGGTTGGTATCAATCTTTGCCTCAAGTGAAGTCTCTTTGGCAATTGCTCGGTCTTTCTCTGCATTAATAGCAGTAGTGTTGGCATTTACCTTTGCTTTTAATTCATTCATAGCATCGGTATTACCTGCCTCTAGAGAATCAATACGAACTCCCAAAGCATTATCACCGGCAATACGATTTTCCTTTTCTTGTTCAAGCTTAGTATTAAGGCTAGCTACCTCAGATTCCAAAGCCTGCTTAGCATTATCTAATTTAGCTGTGAACTCAGTACTCAGAGATTTATCGGCTGCAGTACGGTCTGCTACTTCTTTATCCAAATTTACCTGAAGAACTTGGTCTGCAGCTTTTCTTTCTACACTCTCAGTATTAAGGTCAATATTGAGAGTATCGATACGAGAACTCAAAGCACTGTCGGCATTGGTACGGTCAACTATTTCTTCGTTAATCATATCCTTAACTTCCTTGTAGTTATCACCTACAGTCTTAGTTAAGTTTGTGATTGCCTCTGAATTTCTTTCAATACTATGTTGGTTAGTGGCAATAGCAGTAGTATTTGCATTTACCTGCTCAGTAAGCTCATTACGCAATGTATTGATAGACTCTTGCATACTCAATGCCAAGTCTGAGATACGCTGGTTAACGTTAGCCAGACTTTGAGTATATGCTTCATCAGCAGTCTTTCTTTCGGCAATCTCCTTATCCAAGTTAGCCTGAATTACTGCATCGGCATCTTTACGGTCTTGGATTTCCTTATTAAGGTTATCTCTTACAACTCCGAGTGCAGCATCTCCAGTAGCAGACTTATTGTCTACGTATTCTTTCAGTTTAGTTTCAAGGGCAGTATCTGCATCCTTACGAGCTTGAACTTCAGCAGCTACTTCAGCACTGTTTGCCTCGTCTCCTGCAATACGGTCTTCGATTTCTTGGTTAACCTGTTCTGTGATTGCAGCCAACTTCCTAGTGATAGTAGTTGCAAAGTTGGGGTCATTTCCAAGGGCATCAGCAATTTCCTTAAGAGTATCAAGTACTTCAGGTGCTGAACCAATAATCTTTTGGATAGCCGCATTTACTTCCTCTTCAGTTTGGAAACCGGCATCATTGATAAGCTGGGAGAGATGGGTAATATAGTTTGCCTTTTCTTCGATGCCATCCAATTTAGCTTTGAGTATATCGGTAAAGTCGTTCTTAGTCAAAGAATAACCTTCACGTTTATCTACCTTCTTAGCATCAAGGTCTTTATCCCCTTTTTCTCTAGCAGCAGCCTCGGCAGCAATGGCATTAAGTAATTGTTCTTTGTCTTCTACACCCTGCTCTTTTATATCCTCAATTTTATGTTCGAGAACTAAATCCTGAGCAGCACGAGCAGTAGCCTCTGAATCTATATTGTTCTGTAATACCTGGTCTGCAGCAGTACGTGCTTGAGCTTCTTGGTCAATTTTACCTTGAAGAGCATTGTCTGCATTAGTACGATCTGTTACCTCTTTAGAGATTTCATTGTGAAGAACTTGGTCCTCAGAATGACGGTCTACCTTCTCTTGGTCAATCTTACCTTGAAGAGCTAAAGTATCAGCCTGGCGATTAGTGATTTCCTCGTTAATCTTAGAATCCAGTACAGTATCTGCATTTGTACGATTTGCAGTTTCTTCGGCAATCTTTGCCTCGAGTGCGGCCTTATCATTGATATGTAGAGTCTTAAGTTCATTTACACTTTCCTTAATCTCATTATCGGCAGCAATACGTTCATCTTTTTCCTTTTGGATAAGGTCCTTAAGTTCTTTCTCAAGTTCATCATTACCTTGATTTACCTTATCTTCAAGGTCTTTGATATCTTCAGCATTCTTATCTACCTTCTTCTCAACTCTGTCGATTTCGGCTTTTAAGTCTGCCTTAACGGTATCAATCTTCTTATTGATTTGGTCTAACCCATATTCGAGGTTATCCTGAACTGCAGCTACTGCAGCACCCAGAGCAGCTTCGGCTTCCTTAGCACGATTAACCTCTTCGGTTAAAGCAGTACGAAGGTCGGTTAATTTATTAGTGATGGTAGTTGCAAAGTTGGGGTCATTGCCCAATGCTTCTGCCAACTCTTTAAGAGTATCAAGGGCATCATCAGCACCATCAACCAAATCACTAATCATCTGTTTAACTTCTTCCTCGGTTTGATATTTCAAATCATTCTCAAGCTGAGAAACTTTAGTGATATAATTTGCATGTTCTTCGATGCCATCAAGTTTAGCCTTCAACTCATCGGTAAAATCATTTTTCGATAAGTCGTATCCTTCTTTCTTATCTACCTTATTCTTGATAGAAAGTACGAAGGCCCAGAACTCATTTATAGTTCCTCCAAAGCCAGCTTTAACAAAGTCATCATAGTAACCCTGTAATAACCGCTGGTCTATTTCTTCGCAGGTATAATACTTACTTACATACATATTTTATAAAATTTAAGGATTAATTACTGCACGTTGACGACCCAGTAAGAATTCAGAATCGATATCCCTGAATGGTTCTCCCTCTGAACCACAGAAGGCATTCATTGGTACATCCGGATTTTCGGGGTCTACATCTCCACCGTCCTCAATATCTCCCCGTATGCAAGCATAATCAGGAAGTCTATTTACACGGAACTTTATTACCTGGCCTATACCAGGATGAGGTATTATTTTATCCCAGATATCCCCGAAGTAATCTTGAAAGCAGGTGACAAATTTGTTTCCGGTCATCGATTGAAATGCCGTTACATCATTGCCATTACCTTTCATTTCAATATGAACTCCAGAGGTACCATTGAGGATAACCAGATTACTATCAAACCAAATTCCACTGTTTGTAGTAATTGGTGTCCACCTCAGTACTAACATCTTTGCCATATACTTTATTTTTATTCTACAAATTCAACTTTGGTATCTCGGTCTCTCTTTAGGATAATCATGAAAACTAAAGCCTCATCCTTTGCCTGAGCAGTCTGAGTATCTCCAGAAGGCTTATACGTTATACCATTAATTACAAACCTATCTTGTTCCCAATTAAAATCCCAATAACCTTCCGGTGTAAGATAACCGATTTGTTCTATATAAGATTTAGAAATTAGTATTGATAAGTTTTCATCATCCAATTCTCCTGAAATAGTTGCCTTATTGATAGGCCAGTTTCTGAAAGCATTGTAGTAACATAATGCCTCGATTTGGATGTTATAATATTTAGGTATACTGTCTTCGGCATGACTGAGAAGCTGATTAACATGTTTGGCCCAGGTTATGGATTGCCTACCAGCATCCCAATCTAAGAAGTCAGTGATAATTTTCTTGTATCTATCCCAAGAGCGGTTCTTTACCATTCTCCAGGGTTCTTTTGTCATAACTTAGTTAAGATTGATTTCTTACCACCTTTTACTGGAGCACTTGGGTTGGGTCCATCTAATACTCCAGGTTGCCTTCTGTTAACTACTTTGGGAACTACGGTTCTGAATACTTCATCACAGAACGGTAAGTAGATTTCCAATCGTGAAGCTAACATACAAAGGTTCTTTCTTAATTCATCTATTAATCCACCCGGTTGCATTGCTTGAGAAAGTGTTTTCCATAGGGAACTTGTAGCATCTGCCAAGGTATCATAATATTGCACTTCAGTAGGCCCAGTAGTGATTTGTTTAATCCTATCACCTCGGGCAAGTTCAGGTTTAGAAGTACCATCACCCGTTTGTTCTTTGGTAGAGGTTAATTGACTTAAGTATTCGGAAGTACTTGTTAATAGGTTAAGTATCTTCACATTGAGAAAGTCCCATGCTGCCAATTCCATTATTAATTGGTTTTCTAGTGCTTCATACCATAATTCATCAGTATACTTATCTGCAGGAATTTGGTGATTTACTAGAGGACCAATATAATATTGCCATTTGGTGATGTAGATAGATTTATCTTCCCTGGTCATTCCCTCTGATATCTCTGAAGGAATATAGTGGTCGATTAAGTTATATATTGTATCGGCTAATGCCGTATGACCATAATCACAAACTACCAGAGTCTTATCTACGGTGATATCTAAACCATTAGAGTTGGTTACATGTAGGGTTACTGTATAGAAACCGGGAGTTTCATAAGAATAGGAAACATGTCTTCCACCATTGAAAACCTCTCCCTTATCATCGCCAAAGTCCCAGTCAAAAATAGATTTGGCCGGGACTTTGGATATGACTCTGAATGAAACTTCCAGACCTGACGTAACGTACAAAAAGTCCAGATTGTTATTCATATTAGTCTGTCTTATGTAATTTTCATATATTACCCTTTAGAAGAGGATTCGAATTCTTCCAGCAAAGCCTGAATAAGTGTTTCTACTGTATCATCTTTCTCGGCAACGATTTCATGAAGACCTGCTACCAGTTTCAGTTCTTCCAGGGAATAGCCCTTTGCAAGTTTTTCAAGAGTCATGCCTTTCTTGAACTGAGCATTCAGTCTCTTATCCAACTTTTCGATGTCGGCCTCTGAATACTTTTCGATTTCTGATTTATCAGCAATGATAATCAGATGGCCAGAGGCAATTGCCTTCTGAATCTTTGGTGCACGGAATTGACGACGAGAGAGTTCCTTGTCTTCTCCTCTACAAACGGTAATACCAGTTGATTGGTCATGAAAACTGTAAGCTCTTGGTCCCACAGTTACTGTATATTTATCTTTAGCCATATTTCCTAAGATTTAAAAATGATTAATGATTAAAGAGAGGATAGGTCTTTTTAGTTACCTACCCTCTCAGGGAATTTATATAGATGAAACCGGACGTCCCTTATTATTCTAGGTTAACCATCAAATATGGGTCTACGTTCATGAACTCGGGGAAGCCGCGATCTGAGAACTTCTTGTCGGCAGCCAGCAACAGAGTTGCATCCTGGTACATCTTAGAGAAGCCAGTAGTCAAGCTTGCATAGATTGCCTGAGTCTGGTTAGAAACGATTCTTTCAGATTCAAGCATCAACTGACGAGCAGTAAGCTTAATCAAGGCAGCAGATGTATCAATCAACAGCAACTGTTGGTCGGGTGTACCCGGGTGAATGTAGAAGTCAGCATTCTTGGGAACAGGAGACTTAACATTCAGGGTAGCTTCTGTAGTACCAGAGTGACGATCCTTGAATTCCGGCAAGTTCAGCATTTCGATTGCCTGGTCTTCACCACCAATCATAGTTTGGAAGTTACGTCCCATACGAGCAGCACGTACCCAAATATGCAGAAGGTCTTTGTAAGTGATACCATTAGTTGTTTCGTATACACCGATTACCGGGGCAGACTCAGAGCCATCAGGGTTGTTACCATTGATAGCAACGTCCATAGCCAGAGTATCCAGAGCATAACCCAACTGAACACCAAAATCACGAAGGTAGATTCCCAAGACATCGAGCGAAACATAGTTACGAACTTCATCAGTAAGTTTGAAACCTTTTCCGATTTTGAAGAGGCTAACTGATTTCTGTCCGAAGCTAACATCACCCAATGGGATAGTTTCTGCCTCATTAACCTTTGCAGGGGCAGCATCCGACATGTTAACCATCGGCATGATTGCTTGTAAACCATTGATTGGTTGGTCAGATGCAATGATATTTGGATAGAACGGAGCCTGGCGCATACCCAATGTGATAGCAGCACGAATGATTTCCGGAACAATCCAACGAATATTCTGTTGGGGCATTGTAAAGATGTTCTGCATCGTGTCCACTTTTGGATTGATGCCCATCTTTTCAAAAAGTTCATCTTCTGAAATACCCCATTTACCGGTAACCAATTCTCCAAAAGTTACCTCTACAGGCTTCTTGTCCTGTGAACCGGAACGAACAGCTTCCAAGCTTCTTACCATTTCCGGCAGCTCATTCATAAAATCCTGAGCCTTCAACTTTGTAATATCTATTTTATTTTCCATAACTTCTTTTCTCTTATTTGATGAGTACTTGAATTACCTCATTTGCCTCTTCTGCTGGATTAAGGGCAATGAACTGGGTTGAAGTTGCTTGGTTAGCTTTTACGAATCTATCGTTAAGCAATTCTCCATCGGGAGTTACATAGCCAGCTTCGATATTTTCGTTTGATACCCAGTTACAAATCATGTAACCTTCCATAGCTACTGTTACCTCTACCGGGAAATTTCTTTGAGGTTGATAAGCAGGGTTAACGTTATCCGTTACTGCTACACCCAAATAAACTTGAGTAGCTGTATCAGTGCAAGGGTAAATCAAACCTTCTTCATTCAAAGCCACTGGCATACCCTGTACGATTTTCTCTCCAGCTTTAACATTGAAAGCCTGGTGCAATTTGTGTGACTCACTTTTGTAAATCACCGCTCTCGGGGTTCTTTCCCCAAAGAGAGTAAGTTGCTGAGGGTCGTTTACGATTTTAGTTTTTTCCATAACGCGGATTATTTATATTAGTTATTTGATTTTGTTTCGATACAAGTTATCGATTACATTCTTAGTACTCGGAGATTCTGAATTCCGTTGGGTATCAGTACCCTGGGTTCCAGTTTTACCCTCGGTATCATCCTCAGCAATTGAGGAAGCACGATTGACGTCCTTAGAACCACATTTTGAGCAAGTGAGAGGGAACTTCTCTTCCAAGCGAGCTTGGTAATCCTTGGTCAAGGAAATAAGAGTAGTAATACCAGTAGTCTCGGCATTGAGCATCGTAACGATTGTCTCATCTACCTTATCACCCATCAACTTCTTGTAGGTTTCTACGGCATTTTCACGTAGAGAAGCAATGTGATTCTTTCCTACGGTTGCCATTTCCTTCAAGTTAGCTACTTCGGCATTCAAGTTGGTAATCTGTTCCGTAAGAGAAGTTTTCTCTGTAGTAAGATTATCTACCGAAGTTTGCAATTCGTTTCTGGATGATACCAAAGTCTGAATGCAGGCAATTACATTTTCCTGATTCATCTCTTTACCTTCTTCCAGGGTAAGCATATTATCCCCGAAAAGGCTTTCAAGAAATTTTAGTAATTCTTCGTTCATGTTATTTTTATTTGAATGATTATCCTTGGCATCATTATCATTAAAAGAACCCTGAGTATCGTCCTTTTCTTGATATGATGTTAAATCTGATTTATAATCAGTAAAGAAGTATTGCTTCGATTTATCATCTCTGTATTCTTCATAAGATGCCCAAGTTCTTTTGGCAAAGGTTGGGTTAATGATTTTACCATCCGAACCAATTTTCTGGGCAAATGAATCAGCACCATGTGAAACTAGTGAGGTCTCAAGGTAACGAACAATTTCAGTAACAATTCTACGTACCATAACTCCCTTAGAGTCATAAGTACCCAGTTTCTGATAAAATTCGTTATCTTCCATTTGGGGATGGGATTTATCCCACTTAAATTGTACAGTAACTGAATTACTATGAATTGAAGGAGGTTCCATAAGGATGCCTCTAGCAATTCTTGGGTTTGCCTTACCATCGATTTTCAGAATACCGTTGATACCAGCGGGTATAGTAAAGCTACCGTCTTTATAGGATTCCTGCCACATTACTTGTGATACAGCACCAATAGCATTACCGATGTTGGTTTCATGGTCACAGTTTACTGTTTGACCAAGCAACATCTTCATAGAAGCCTTTAGTACTCCATTTTGACCGAAGTCTGTAGGATTCCAATTTTTCGATACGATTGTTTCCGAAAGTAATCGGAACATAGGTTCGATAAACTCTTCATCCTTTGGAGTTAATTCCGATTTATCCAGGTTAGGGTAATAGGTATTATAATCTATATCCCCTCCCCAAAATCCAAATTGAGCAATGGTGTCCGGTGTAGGATTCTTCCATTTGTAATAATTCTCGGAGAAAGTCTGGGCTCCCACTGCTTCTGGGATATACCCAGCCATAATGGTATGGCCTTGACCTATCACCATAGAATCAAGATGCTCTTTGTTTTTCTTTGTGAATTTACTCATCTTGCTTTAGTATTTTGGTCTCCTCGAGAAGGAGCCGGGTTATTCTTATCTCTTGACCTACGAGCAGATTGGTTTTTATCATCTTGCCTCTGTTTCTTCTTAGTTCCTTCTTGGGGGTCTGTATTACCTCCCTTAGCAAATTGGTCCTCAAGTGAAACTCTTGGTTCCTTTTCATCTGGTGAATCATAACCCATTGCCCAAGCATATTGCTCTTGGCTAATGATACCTGCCTTATACAGTAAGTCAAGGTTCTGTATCTTATACTGAAGACCTTGTTGGATTTTAACTTCATCAGAAACTGTAGAAGTTCCCCAATCAATCTTCATCCCCTTATTATTAAAGCCTGCCAGACGCAGTTCTAGAGAATAAAGTCTGTCTAATACATAAGCTACAAGCATTTGGATATTTTTTAACTGGCTAATCATCTTAGACAGCATTATACCAGTTGCACCTTCACCAGTAGTAGATGATACCCCAATGATAGAGCCATTAACTCCCAACCCATTTGCTACAGATTGTTGGTTCATATTCCAAGGCTTCTCGATATTACCGAGCTCCTTAGTAGTAGAATTTAGTTTGAATTCATGGTCATCTATGTAACCAGCAACTACCCCATCCTTCATACCCTCTTTAACATTACGTTTAAGGATATTAAGTTCATGGTATAATCGGGATTCATAAGCTTTTATACTCTCATTTGGTCTTTGTGGAGATTTCTGCATCTTAGCTTCTAAGAAACCAACCATACCACAAATCTCCATGATATGTTTGAAGTTAATCTTCATATCATTTTGTCCTTTGAGAGAATCCAATGCAGGCATAAATGGAGGAACTCCATAAGGTTCATCGGTATCATTGAACATACCAACATAGAAATAGGTTTCTGGGTTAAGCTTAATGTAATCTTGTTGCTTAACAAAGAAATTCATATTCTTTTGGTAAGGAGCATACACCCCATTTAATTCACGTTTAAACTTGATGTGTTCTGGCTTAAGGAATAATACAGTAGCCAAACCATCAAGCTTATCATTTGGTACTCCTTCTACGGATATTGCCCCACTTACAAGAAGTTGAACAATCATTTTATTAACTAAACCATCTATACCAGCAGTATATCTGGTCCATCCCTTGGTGGCTTTCTTAAGATGTTCTCTCATCTTTGAAGCCTCTTCATCGGTATTATTAGGGAAAGTTACTGTATGACTGGTGTTAGCTAACTTAAACATATCTTGCAATGCAATGCCCATATCAGGATTTACTTTATATAAATCCCGAATTAAAGGTATCACATCAACACGAAAAGAGGGTTCAACTAATTTAGTCAACCCTTGTAATGATGTAATTAAGTTATCGCTATCATCGTCAACTGAAACCCTACCAGGCGAAATCGATGTGGCAGGCTTCTCCTCTTTATTAGAGGATGTACCATTCTTGGGAGGGTCCTTCTTACGTCCCCAACCCCAACTAAAATTGAAGTACTTTTTCATCTTGGTTGTACGATTACGTTAGTTTTTCCTTTCCTTATGTGATTACATATTGCTTTTCCAAAGATATCATCATCGGCATATACGTCTCCTTCAAGGTCTACATCTACAGCTGAATTGTTAGCCCTATGTTTACCCATTGCAACAGGTCTACCTAAACCATCATAAATGAAGGTATAAGCTTCTTGTACAAAGAATGGGTCCTTAATGATTACGTGATCTAATCGAATATCTTCTTCCAAGTTTTCTATTATCACTGAACGATTCTTTTGGGTGGTTAACCAACCAGGGGATTTATCCATTTCAGGTCTACTTTTACCTTTTTTCTTTAGCATCTTCTGGTAGTAGTAAAGGTTAGGGTATCCTTCATCTTGAAGCTTAGAAGTTACTGATAAACCAACGTCATTGGATTCTGGAGCTATTACTGCCCAGTTAAACAACTTCCCAGTATCACCAAGTAACTTAGCATAAGCTCCCACTGCCATTCTTCCCTTATATACTACTTGTTCCTCTCCTAGCTTATCCATACAAGTAAATGAAGAGTAGTCAGAAGCTCTACCAGTTGAAACGTCTGCACCAATGAAATATTCTTTATCTGATTCGGGTTCACAGAATTGTCGGTATTGACCATTAAATCTCTTCTTAATAACTGGGTAATCACTAAGGCAGTCTTCGATAGCTTTAATATCGGCTAAGTCGAAGACTGTATTACCAGATGATAAGAAGTCACCATCAATTTCTTGTGCAGTTCGTTTTGCTCCCAAAGCAGAAGACATTTGGTTATACCAATTGATATCTCGTTCTGGGTGCATTTGCCAGTATAATCGAATTGGGTTAAAAGGATTACCTCCTGCAATGGCATCTACCCAAGTTGAGTGATAGAAATTACCAACTCCATAGGGAGTGGAATTGACGATGGCAGCTCCACCAGTGGAAAGAGTAGGGAATGCAGCAGCCCAAATTTGAGCAGCCCATCTTACTACTGCTGCCTCGTCAATTACCAGAAGAGAAAGGGATTCCGAACGACCGGCTTCGGATGATGTCGGAATAGATTCAATAAATGACCCATTATCAAATTCTATCATGGAAGCAGAACCGTATTCTCCAGCTCTACCATTGATTATGGGAGTTTGAAGGTACCATGGAAGATTCTTGTACATGAACTTAATCTTCTTAAGCACCTTCTTAGCAGTTGTGTCTTTGATAGAGATAATGTTTATCTTTTTGTTGGGATGGTACATCGCCAACCAAAGACAGTACATTGAAATAAGTTCTGTAATTCCTGCCTGACGGAACTTGAGAATGATATTGAATCGTTGGGCAATGAAATTGTAGAGAACTGATTTCTGAAATGGGTATAAATCAAATCTTACCTTTCCTCTTACTGGATGTATCACATAGCAAAAAAGGCTAAAAAAGAAAACATCACTAGAAACTCGGGATAAGTTTGATAGCTCTTCTCGAGTTAAAGTAGTTCTAGTTTCTGAGATAGTCTTTGCCATATCTAAAAGTTATACGTTATTTGAAATTCGATGTCAGTACCTATACCAGATTTTATCTTTGGGTAGTAAAAGGTATTGACTCCGAATTTGTAATTAAATCTCTTAGTCTTGATTGAAAGACCAGCTCCCATATCGAAGAGATTATTGAAAGGTCTGTATTTGCCATAAATGTATGGACTAAGTGATAACCTTGCAACTTTCTTTCGAGTTAATTGACCTTCATACCAGTTGTAGTTGTACTTATCTAAGTCGATTGGGAATAGTCTAGTTGAATAAGTGTTAGTCTCCTTATTGAACAGACTTAAGTTCAACTTATCTTTCTTCAAAACAATTTGAACCAGGGAATCTTGGTTACTGATAACTGGCTGCCTTAGCATGGAATCAGGAAAGAGAGTTGGCTGCTTATTATCATGAACTAAGATTTTACCTGGTTCAACTTTTTCTGAGTACTTCTTCTCTGGTTTGAAGGGTTTCTCTGTGTATACTGTATCTGGGATTTCATTGACCGCTAGTTCCAGGGAATCAACCTCTCGAGAAAGTTTGTAATTCCTGAAGCAAAGGTAAATAGTAAATCCTAGAAGTACAATGAACAAGGCCCTTTTTAAATTCTTCATGTTCAAAAATTTTAGGAAGTTCGCACGCTTAATGATACTATCTATTCGGTAATCGCTAAGCGATTACCTTTATCGAACGAAGTGAGATAATATCCAAATATACTACTTACGATATGATATATGAATAGCTATATATACGCAGATAAATATATAGATATATATACGTAGTATATTATATATCTATATATTTCAAGGCACCCCAGAAACTTATATATAAGACTTTATATATAAAGCTGAAACTCAAGGTTTCTTGGTATTTGCCTTTTTGAGGCATTCCTTAAACCAATAACCTATTTCACCTACTGCCCCTTTGGCAATTGTATATCTTGCCTTGTTAAGCCAATAATGGTAATCCTTAAAATCACCTTCGAAGGTATCACCATTCTTGTGAAGGTAAACTTTGAATTTATCTGGGAATCCCATAATTGCCTTGAAGTCTTCGATTCCCAAAGGATAACCATCTGGTCTGAATTGCCTATCTGCAGGTCTGAGAGTTAATGGGGGTTTATCATACTCTAATCGATATACTCCTGGAAGAGTACTCATCTTTGCAGTTTTGATAGGCCACTTCTTTTCATCTTTAAAATCTCTAACCCAGAGCCTATGTATCTTTGCTACTGTGAGATTCTTCTTCTCTGGAAGCTTTCGATAATCATACATTGCCAGAGTTTTACTCATAAACGGAATCTGGTTAGTATTATTTTCCTGAGAGAATGTGAGCGGTTTAAGTAGATTTCTAGTAGTTGTTGGAGTTTTTACTTGAAATACTTCATCAAAAGCATTCAAATATTTCTTACCCGTTTTTCTATGTACTCCAATGATAAGTAATCTCTTTCGTGATAACTGTGAGTTACCGTAGTCAGAAACGCTTCTTTCGTGAAAAATAAGTTTATAGTCTTCAAGAGTTTTTTGAAGATATTCTTTTGGGAGCAAAGATAGCAAACGAGGTAAGTTTTCAATAAGAAATATCTTAGGTTTATAATGTAAGATTGATTGAATTACTAGATTCAGGGATTTATTCTCTTGGGGATTGCCCAATTCTTTTACTTTTGAAAGCCTCATAATAGAAGATGCTCCACAGTCTGGACTTGAAAGTATGATGTCTGGCTTACAATCTGGGAAGGTTTCATCTTTATAATATGGTATACCACCAAAGTTCAATTTCCACTGCTCTAAGCCTTTAGTATAAAATACTCCTCGAGTTTCTATATTAGCTATCAAATTCTTTCTAAAAGGGAACAAAAGGATGCCTGCACCAGCAGACACCCCTAATACTTTTAATTTTTTCATTTCTTGTAGCTTCTCAATTTAATGTACTTAATCCAAGCAAATGGCTTACGGTCTTCCAAATAACTCAGATTCTTATCATTATTGTGGGCTTCTTCTTCGAAACTTACATCATGATATCTTTCGTTCTGTTTATCCCACTTGGCAAAGCACAGGATAATTAGGTATTCGATAACATACCAAAGGTAGAAGAATCCAAAAGTCAGAGCCACTACCCACCAAAAGGATATACCAAATGATAACCAGAGTATGATACCAAGTACTAAACCCACTATACTACATTCAATCTGTTGTACCTGATGAATACACTCATGATTGATATCATCAGGTTTACACTCTTCTACTTTGTGTTTGAAGAATGAGTTATACACCAGAGTAATGGCTTTGTAACTGGGGAAAAGAAATACTTTTGCTACCCAGCTGTTAAAATGACATCTTTTCATAATTTACCTTTAAAGTTTTCGTAAGCATTTCTTAGTTTTTGGTCGTAGGCATTCTGGGCATACCCGGGACCATTATACTTCTTGGCAAAGCCAGCCCAGTCCTTTTCTTTGAGATTACTCAAACAACCAGAGTTTTTCATGAAATAATACATGAGTTCTAGTTGATTTGCATGAGATTCTGACATCTTATGAACGAATTCGAAGACATCTTTACATTCACAGAGGTTGTGATTGAACCCACAAATCTGGAACATACCCCAACTTGCAGACTTCAATGCACATTCTTCGTCAATTTCTTTGGCTAATTCGAGTCTTTTGTACTCGTGTACACCTCCCAAGTACTTCGATTTATCCCATTTAGGGAAGAAAATCGTAGAATATCTCTTACAAAGGTAAGCTAAATCTCTGTCAGGGAATTTCTTATGTACTTCTTTGTACATAATGTGACCCTCAAAGAGGATTTGAGGCCTACCATCAGCTAAAAACCCGTCTCTACCAGCTGCTTCCACCAATTGGACAGCCTTCAATAGAGCAGGTTCTAGACCTAAGCGAATAGCAAGGTCTTTAATCATTTCATTTGTTAGTTTATCCATAACTTATCAGTTTTAATGGTTCAATTTTAGTAACGAAAGTATTGCTTATAACCCATTTTCAATATGTTTAGAGGTTCTATTATCATATATAACTTATAAAATAATGCAATATGGACAAGAAAAATGAGTGCCAGATATGTGGCAAACCAATTAATTTAGAGGAATTCGATGAAACTAGAGAGATTCCCCAACTTATGGCAAGAAAACAAGTTTGTTTTAAATGTGCTTTCTGGTTTAATCGATTAGCTTATGATAAAGAGCTTGAGAAAGAGGGTAAAATTGCGGTAATTACTCCAGATTATTCTCACTGGGTAACTAAAATTCCCGGAAATATTTTAATGGTGCCCTCGGCTTTTGGCGGTATTTACCAAACTAAACTCCAACCAGTAAACACTCTGGGAGTTATTGATGAAGACCGAGAGAAACTTTTCATTATCCGTTATAATAACATCGCTCACCAGGGCACTATACCAGAGCATCTAAGAGATGCTTTTAAAGTAAACGGAGTAATTCTATCTCCACAGGAATACAAAATGCTAGAAGATTACCGGGGCAATGCCTATGAATTTATTAAAAATATGATTGATAATGCAATAAATAAGAAATAATTTCGTATATTTGCATAGAGAAAAATTCTTAATAAATAAAGATATGAAAAAAGAAAAGAAAGAAATCAAAAAGCTTAAAGAGGGGGATGAGGTTCTCTTCACATTATCTGGAAGACAAATCATGGAGAAGGTGAAAGTAGAATCCATTGATAAGAAAGGTGGGTTTGCAGTTTTAAGCAACCGAGTAAAAGTTGCTAGAAGTTTAGGTCCTGATGATACCTATGCAAGATTAGATGGGAAAGATGGAAAGATATTACCTCTTACCGAGGAAAATGAGAAACATTTCCTGGCATTCAAGGCATATTTCTCGATTAAGAGAAACATAGAGTTCCTTGACAAGGAAATGAAAAGTATGAAAGATACCGATGCTTTTGATATGATGATTGATTTCGATAAGAAGCTTACCAAGATTATTAACAAATACCTCAAAGAACAATGACTACTGTATTAGCAATAATTTATTTGGTATGCTTACCGTTCACTGTATTTTTTGTAAGGGCTTGCTTGGATTATTTACCCTATACTCACAAAATACACTCTCTCGTTTTATTCATCTCGGTATGGATAGTATTACCTCTATTCCCGATTTACTTATTAATCAAATACCTAAAATATAGATTACTATGAGATACTTTTTTGACAGAGATGGTAATTATGCTGGGTCATCAATGCAAGGGTGGGAGATTCTTCTCCTACTCTTGTTCCCAGTTGCTCTAATAATCTTCCTCGTATTCTTACCTTTCTATGTATTTCATAAATACAGTTCTAGAGAAGAGGATAAAAAATACGAGGAAGAACATCCAGAAATACTAAAAGTAGATTCTTATATTACCTGCTGGTATCCCTGGCATAGATATTCTGTTGCATATACACTGGCTCTTATATTCTGGGTAATTGCTTTTATAATTGGGATATTATCTTAATACCCGTATTAAGTTGGCTTTTGACTTGCCCCCCAATAAAAATTCAAATCTAATGGATATTTTTTAGTGGGGTTAAACCTACTGGAGAGTATAGGAGTATCATCGCTAACAGGGGGAGTTGAAACTTTTGTAAGAGTATAGGAACCCAATCCAGTTGTTTTTGTTGTAAAGTATGAATTACTTGGTAAATTGTAGTTAGGACTAAAAGCATTACCATTCTTATCGAGGCAGGACCAAGATAGCATGTCGGAATTTACGGGGTATATACTACCAATATAGACATTAATAGCATATCTATTTTGATTTACTATCCAATTCTTATATCTGTCACCATTAGCCATAGATCCATTTTCACCACTAATATTGGTGGTAGTATAAAAAAAAAGCATTTGTGTCTACTACTCCATTGATGGTTATAGGATTAAAACGTATTTCCCAGTATTCTTTTTCTTCGGGAGTAGTAATCTTAAGATTTATTTTATTACCAGATTCATTTTGTGTAAGTACACAAAGCCCAGAAGTACCGTCATTTTGTGCAGTAATCTGAATACTATTGTTACTTTTGTCTTCCTCCAGAACATAGTCCGGGGTATTGATGCTAGCAGAATAACCAACTCCAATAACCCCAGACAATTTGCCATTTACATACTTACTCTTTTGAGATTGTATTGTCCATCTCTCAGAGTTTCCCTGTCTTATTTCTGCATATACATCTTTGGTGGATCTCCCCCCCTAATTTAAGAACTTTATTTTCCATAATGTATAATGTTTTTAGATTGATACTGTTCCTCCTGCACTTGGTACTATAAATGACCCCTCTGATATCCAGGTAGCACCTGATTTAGTATATACAGTTACTCTATCTCCAGTAGTACATTCTATTCGAATACCAGGTTCTGAGTCATTGGCATAGAATGGAATTGGCATAGTTGCAGTACCAGTTGCTGAGAGACCCTGTATATACACCTGATCTGAAGGTGATGTATTCTGTGGCCTAGCTCCCATGCCAAAGAGATAGTAGCCTGTACCTGTGGGCAATCCAGAGAGAGTGAATGTTGAAGGCTTCGGAGTTACTGGTACACTCTGAGTTACTGGTATACTAAGGTTAGCATCCTCACAGGTTAAGAAGATATGCCCTGAACGGTTAGCTCCAGTATTATTATTCGATAAAGCAGTCAGTGATAACATGTAATGGTTCTCAAGAGTACCCACTGAGGCAACGGATACTGAGCACCAATCGGGAGCATTACCCACATGGGGAGTTTCTGGCTTTTTAGACCCATCACTACCATTTAAATAGGCCATCACAAGGATTTGAGCAGTATTACCTCTACTACCACCTAAAGGCAATGAGTTTGAAACCATTTTTATGTATCCAGTATAGGTTACACCAGCCTCTTGAGTTACTGTGAGATTGATTTTGTTATTAGACTCATTTTGGGTAAATATCAGAGTAGTAGACCTTGAGGACCCAGTATTTTCTGAATAGTTAATTTTTACATCTAAGTAACCCTCTCCAACGGTAACTCCTCCCCAAGTAGCCCAACTTACGGAGGCTGAGCCCAAAGTACAAGAGCGTGTAGTGGTTGAAACTACTTTGCCATTTACTAGTTTTCTTTTAAGGGAAGTGATACGGTAGGTTATAGTACCACCTTTTGAAGATACAGTATCTGTACCTGTATCTGTAATTGCACGTGCTAGTTTGAATAATGTTTTTTCTTCCATATCTTTAAGTTTTTGGTTTATAGAAAGAACTTTGATATCGCCAATACCAGAGGGATAATCCGAAGTCTATGATATTATATAATCAATATAAAGAATTATGAGAAAGTATCAGTATCAGATTTACTACCATACAAGCAGAGGAAGGTACTTCATTAAGATTAGGTATTCCTTCCTGGGATTGGTGTCTTGGCATACCCTTAATACGAGGTGTCAAAATCATGGCCTACTAAAAACGGAGTACGGTTACGTTAAATTTAACATTCAAAAATAAAAAGTAAGGGACAAACATTTTTATTTATCCCTTTGCTTTCTTTTAGTCCTCAAAAGTTTCGTTATCGTCTTTTAAAATTTCTTTTATATCTTTTATAGCTTGAATAATTAAATAAATTATTCCAACAACTAACAATATATTTAATAACATAGAATTTAATTTTTAAGTGAGTAGGGAAATATTTCCCTACTCTTCTGATTTGTTTTTATTTCAAAGAGTTTTTCACTATTTCAAGCCCTTTTATTAGAATTGCTTTCTTTTCTTCTTTAGTGTTTTCGCTTGCAATTGAAGAAAAGGAAAAATCATTTAAAACATAGACTTGTTTATAAAAGTCTATAAAACCATCAATTAGTTTTTTATCTGCATTTGTTGCAATCGTGGAAAGAAAATTGAAAGTTACATTTCTGAATTTTTTGCGTAATGATTTGATTTGCTTTTCGTTTGCACCCTCAAAAAGTTCTTTTTTGTAAATTTCTGTTTTTGTCCCTAAAGAAGTTTTGAAAAGTCCAGCGTTTTTTTCTTTTACGCTTTTCAATACGTCTAAAGCAATCAAACTATTTGCTTTTGCGTTTGCACTTGCTTTTTCTACATTCACGTTATTAATTTGATTTTTCATAATTAAATTGCTTGAAAGTTTTATTATTTATTATTTTTATTACCTTTTCAAATAGACTTTCAAGACTTTTTAAACTATTCTAATAAGGTAGTATTTATTTCGTTTCTGTATTGCAAATATAAGAACTATTTTTTAATCTACAAAATTTTTAGAAAATTATTTTCTTAAAAAGTTTTAAATAAAATCTTTCAAATATCTTTTTGTTTTTCTCACATTGCAAAGATACGGACTTTATTTTAATCTACAAACATTTTCAAGAAAATTTTTTGAGAAAATGAATATTTTTATTTTCAAAATTATTTTTGTGAAAAATCTATAAATTCAAAAATTTATTGCACCCTAAAAAGGACTTAATATTTGCACTTAATTTTGGAGGTTCACAAGGGAAATCTTCGCACGCCTTGTAGTGGGCATATATGATATGTATAAGGATATTCCTATATGGCCTATGCCTGTCCTCTAGGAAGTGTATTATATACCTGTATATTGAAGGCCATTAATGGACTAAGGTGATAAAGAATTAAGGCCGATTAGCTATATCCCCTATATTATTGCCCTCTATAAACCTATTAGGTCCTAATTCAATAAGGCCATATAGGGACTATGGTAAGCCTATAGAGATTAGGATAGCCTATAAGGGCTTACTAAGTTAGCGTAAGTAAAAACCCAGGTACCTTAGTTAGGCTCTGGGTTAATATATTAATCGAAGTATACCTGAAAGGTTATATACTCGATGTTGAAGGTAAAATCGGGTTCAATTTCCTCTGGGTCAGGGATTTCGGATGAGAATTCCATAAGGCAATCATCTGTGTTAAGGTAGATGGATATTTCCTTAGCTTTCGATTGCATTAGTTCTGGCAATGTCAAATCGAATTGTGAAAGTGAATTGGCAATGTAGGATGCCCATGGATAATCCTTAGCGCAATTTACTAGGGTAAGGATGATGAGGTTTGAAATTTGATTAATTGTTCTCATAACGTTTGTATTTAATGTATTAATAGGGGTACCCTGTTATGGATACCCCTTAGTGATTTAGCAAGTGAAAGGAACTGTTACTGTGTAAAGGTTTTCGAATTCGTTTACCTTAGGTGCCTGACCAAAGCATGCCTCTGGGTCATAGGCAAAGGTTAATATGTGTACCCCAGCATCTTGGTTATCGATAGTTTGGATTGATACTAGAGTTAAGTAATCGGGAATGATTGTGTTCTCCTGTAGTTCCCGTAAGTAAGGCTTAATGAATCTAATGATGCCTTCGGGAACTGAGAGCAGGGAGAGGTGAACGCATTTTGCAAAATTGAATTGAGTGTACAGTTTAAAATCTTTCATATTGTCTATATTTAATTAGTTAATATTACAATGCAAATATAAATATATTATATAATATATGCAATAACCTCAATTGCCTTCGTAGGTTATTAAGGGCCTTGAATTATATTTGCCTAAATCTCCGAGGCCATGAATGGAGATTGCCATTTACCTTCCCTACCTATAACTAATATATAATAACTAAGGGCTCTAGGCAATCAAGGTACCCCTAAATCACAAAATTGTCCTAGAGTTCTGCAAATAATGCTAATATAAATACTAATGCAATTACTTACATACTTACTAGGAATATTACCTAAATATGCCCCTTGAAGGCCTTAAATCCTATAAACCATTTAGCCCTAAAACCTTAATCCTATTTGCCTAATCCCCTACCCATAACTAATATATATATATATATAATAACTTGGTGAAGGTAATCAAGGTAAATTAATAATGGCCATTAATCGACGATGTACTAAAGCTATACTACCTACATACATAGAAGCTACATAACATATCTGTATTATATAATCCCCTACCTTCGAATTACCTTGAATGCAATCTATATATATTATATATAATAAGCTGTATAAAGGGGCTCTTGGCAAATGAGGATTAGGGGCCATTAAGGGTCGGATTTATTTGCCTTTTTAGGCCTTTTTGAGTTTGCCTTTAAAGTGTGTAGTAGAGCTATATAGTATAGTGGCTATATAGTGAGTTGAGTGGCTTTGTATAGTAGAGGGGTTATCACTTGCCTTGTTTGCCTAAATCCCCAAAACCCCCGGCGAGGTACCTTGATATATGTATTAGGTATTATTATATTAATAGATGGTATATTAGTTATAGAGGGGATAGGTAGATATTGTACCTTAGTTAGCGTTAGTATGATTTTGTTTTGTTTTTGTGTTGGGGAGTGTGGGAGGTACCCGGTATTTATTCCAGGTACCTTGTGGGTATTTATTCGATTAGGTATACCTGTATGAAGGCATATACTAAAAGGATTATGATTACATTCATTCTGTAGATGAATTTCTTTGTTAGGTAGGCTTCTTCATTTAGGATTAGAAGCCAGATCGTTACGATGAGTAGAATTAGTGATTTCATAATTTTTTAGTATTATTATATGTATCTTAGTATAATCCTATATGTGTAGGATACCAGGATTAGTGATGAGGTGTATAGGGTTAGGATTATTAGCTGTGAGATGATATACCTTATTTTATTTGTTGGGTGGTGGTGTTTGTAGGCTTGGTATATTTTCTCATTGCGTATGAGGGTTAGGATGGTGATTAGGGATAGGATTATTCGGATTATGTGATAGATGATATTCATTTCTTTTTGTTTCTTAGTTTCTGTTGGGTACGGAGTAACTTATTATACTGGGCTTGGGGATCACTTAGGTATAGTGTGTAATCCTTTTTGTTACTGCCCGGATTAGGGAAGTGTTCTGTCCAGGTATCTTGGTGGGGTATGTATATTAGGTCTTTCTTTTTCATGGTAGTGATATTATATCGATTATGGTTATATCTCTTGGTTGGGGTACCTTAGATAGGTATTAAGTTCCTCAGTTCTGTATGGGATTACCATTTCCTCTGTGAACCCCTCTGTGTATTCTTTAGTGTGACCTGGTACCTCGAAAGATACCAGGAATTTCCCTTTTGTTAGCATGGCTCTATCTCATTGGTTAGGATTCTTATATCGGTATACTGATTCATGTATTCCCTTTCTGAGGATATATCTAAGCATTTACATGCTATATAGTGACCATACATTGATATACCTGATTTATAGCCTTGGTCTTCGTTTAGGAAGTTAGCTAATGGTATCTTGTCTACTGAGCATATCTTCTGATGACCTGGTAAGGTTTCTGAATCTGTATATCCTACAAAGTCATAAGTATCAGTGTTATCGGTCATGGTAGAGAATATTTTTATAAGCCAAGTAAAGTCCTCTAGAGGTACTCTGTCTAGCCATTCCCATCCGATTGGATATTGGTTTACTGTTATGATTGGTTCCATGATGTTAATTGAGTTGAGGGTTAAACATTTGTTTTGGTTGACCTAATAGGCAGCAATGAGGATAACCTGCTTCATCGAGGATTCCCAGTATAAGATATCGATTGGTATCTCTGGGAATTTCGAAATAGAAAGCTGGTTTCATGTAGCCATCTATGAATGTAAAAACTATCTGAGTGTTTTCTAGTAACCCATTTAGTTGTACATGAGAAAGGTAGTTATAAATAGCTTCCCTTTGATTTCTTGGGTTTTTATCCCATGAGATGAGCATATCGTCATACCAATTTGGATTATCGCATAGCTTTTTAAGTTGTTGTTGAATATACGGTGTCATGATTTGAAGTAATAATATAAGTCCTCGATTAGTTTATCCTGTTCTTCCCATATAGTATCTGATACTACGTATTCTGATACGAAATAATTATAGAAAGGCCCAAATAGTATTTTTAATACTATGTCCTTGAGTTCGATATTGAGTTGTTCCTCTTCTTCGGTAGAACTGGGTTTGATTGCCTGAAGTTCTGCCTTATAGGATGCCGTAACGGCATCCTTTAGGGTTTGAATATATTCTGGGTTAGTTTCCTTGAGAATACTTAATTGTGATTTGAGTTCTTTACTTATCATGGGGCTTAGCAATTACTGATATGAATCCTTGTGGATATAGAGTATACATAATTTGATAGTTCCCTGTGGGCAAGAAGACTTGCATTATATTTGCAAGTAAGGGATAGATTTTCCATTGGTTTTCCTCTAGAAACTTGTTCCAGTCTTCAGATTCTTCTGGATAATTCCCAGATAGTTGGATATGGTACTGTTCTTGGTCAGCAATAAATAGGTTAGTTACTACCTGTATTTCATCTGATTCCTTTTTGTATTGAGTGATTGGGTACCAAAGTCCTTCGGTTTTCCATTTGTTAAGTTGGAACAGAGACATGCCCTGTTCCAGTACGTTGAGTAATTTATATAAGTTTACCATAGTGATTATTTGTTTAATTGGTTAAATAATTCTGATACTGCAAGTTGTTGGAAGATTTCTGTTTCCCTGTGGTCTGATTCCCATTTTTCGATAGCATTGTAGATATTGGTATATTGGGATATCATGTCCTCATCTTGTTCATCGTCTTGGATAAATTCCCGGAGATGTTTTTTGAGTCCGGTTATGATATAATCCTGATGTTCTGGGGTTAATTGAAGGATTCCGAATAAGATAGCCTCTACCTGTGAGGGTGAATAATCGTAATATTGGTCGTCGGCACCCTTTGTTAAGTCCATGTGAGAAATAATGTTTTCTCTGAGATTTTCGAAGAGAACTTCCTCTGAAGCATATGTGATGATATATCCCGAGATATAAGCAGCAAAAGGTTCATCCTCTAAGTCGATTGAGTAAACTTGGATATTGGTAGCTTCCTTGTTAATGAGAAGACCATCGGAGTAATCATAAGTATAAATAGGGTGGGAAGCAAGCAGTTCCCGGATGGCCTCTAAATTTTTTAATTCTTTCATAACGTGTCTATATTAAAATTATTTGAGAAATATTTCTTTATGCAAATATACGAAATTATTTCTAAACTTGTTTTTATAACTACTTTTATTTTTATAAATAGGGAGGTTCTGGGAGGTGTTTTGGGTGCCTCCCAGAAGATTTTGTTAATATTGCCCTGTCATAGTAATGATAATGAAAAGGGATTCATCATTGAAATGTACCTGGATAGTATCTCCATATGAGTTTGACATGTAATGATGATTAGGGTTAAGTTCTTTTAATGGGTGATGTTCATCCCAATGAGAATTAATGAATTCTATCACGTATTGTTCAAAAGCATCGGATTCTCTGCAGTAGGTTTCTACCTTTTCGTCATCGTCTATAGGATACTCCCGGAATTGGAGATTGAGAGTTCCCATGTATGATTCATCCGGATTTGAGATTTCGTTAACTGATTGAGCAATGTAACCAAAAGCATCAAGAGTTCCATCAAAGTAACCCATAATGTGATTTGAGATTTCGTTAATAGTTGTCATAAGAAATAAGTTTTGTGACCCTGTTCGAGGTCGGTTAATAATTATATTTATTTTCTCTTATGCAAATATAGAAATAATATTTTAAATATGCAATAATTAAGGGAGCCAAGATGTTAGTGTTTCTGAACTCCCTGAGGATATATTAACTGGTTAGGGATTATTATAATTCATCGGCCAGCATTGGTTCCTTGGGATTATTTAATTTCTCCTTAGAACGTCTTGTAGCCCAATTCTCGTAGGGTTTGTAACTGAAGGTACGTGTTGTTTCATCGTATGCAGCATATACCATTTGTTTACGGGATATTCTCCTTCCGTAAGTTTTCTTAAGATTAGCAAACCAATCTAGATACTCCTGTAAAGAGTTAAAGATTTCTTTGTTCCCGTCTAAATCATTTTTAGGACGGGTTTTCCATGTTGCTTCTATATAGCATTGATGTAGGGTGATTGAAATAAAGTATCGGCACCAACTACCACCAAAGACAGTGCCCGTGTAGAATTCTATCTCCCGAGCAACTAATGGACTAACGTTATACTTTGTCATGAGATTGAGAAATTAAGTTGGAAAATCCAGTTGTTTCTATCGAGTTGATTGAATGATATGAACCTCCCATCGTTATCGGTAAAATCATTCATGAATTGAATTGCAGCATCGGCAATTTTATTTTTCAGGGTGAATGAGCCCACTGTTATCATTGATTCAAAAGTGAATGAGTAATATGTAGTCTCATACTTATTAAATTGATTGATATCAATGCAGTAAAGATTATGTTTATCCTCTAGATTAGATAAGAGGCCCATGAGAAGATTATAAAGGTTTCCCTTTTCGTCTGAATCCAAGTTGAATGTAGATTTCTTGTCTAAGAAATTGCGAACTACCTTAGTTAGTTGTTCGTCTTGATTGTAAGTTACTGAGTTGGTTTTCATATTTTGTCTATTTTAAAATTGATATGCAAATATAATCATTTTTATTTTAATAGAAAAATATATCCCTTTTATTTTTAAAGTGGCTGAGGATGTGTACACGCTATAAAAGGCAGTGGATTAGACTGCCTTTCAATTATTAAGGTAATTTGGGAGTTAGCAAATATATAGCCTCTCTTATAATTGAACTCTCCATAGGTTTTAAAGAGGGTTCCTTGTACATTAGTCCACCTTTTTTCTTTTCGTTTTCAAATATTTCATGTATGGCTTGCTTTAGTTTAGTAGCTAATACCTCTGATAACTCCTGAGATTTAAGAGAGATAAGTAATCCTTTTCGTATTTCCTCAACATCATGGTCATTCTCAGTAATGGGTTTTGATTCTATTAATTCTTGTATACCCGAGGAATATTCATCTAACCGTTCATATCCCAAATGTTGTAGGTCATTAATGAAGATACTGAATTCATCGTAAGTAAGTCTAGTATCAAAACCTACCCCATGGTATAGTTGTACTAAAGGTGTAAGGATTCTCCTCAATGTATTGAAATCCTTTAGGTGGTCTAATTTTATTTCGGACCTAATAGGTACCTTATATACCTTTTCACCCTTCAGTACCACTAGCAGAACCATTAGTCTTGGTGGTAGTCTTTTCTCGTTCATAAGCCAGTTTTTGTATTATAAGTTGTACATAGGTATTTCTTTCCTTATATATGAACATTACCGAGAGAAGTATCTCATGTTTCGGTAATATCATTTGTATGAAATTGCCTGGAGCAATTACCGTAGCTACTACTGGAGAACCCTCCTGAGAGAAATTGTCCAGTATCATTTCTGCCCTCTTAATGGGTTCTGGTTTTGTTGGGTCCAAAGTTAGGACTGGAGCAGTTATACATTCTTTAATACCTTGTGTTAAGGCATTATATAACCATTCGTCTTTTATATCCTCTACTTGGAGGTTTTTCATTGTAATCATATCCTAAACCTATTTAGAGTCCATACACCCAGGATATTAGAGAATACCCATAGTTCCCAGTTTTTGTAAAAGTTATAGGGTTTACTGAATTGAGATGTTTGAAATATTATCTGGCTTGGTGTTCTAGATAACATTTCTGCATGGCAAGTTAATACTCCAGAAGATAGTTGAGCTTTAAAAGCTTTAATTACATCCTCATCATTTTTAGTCTCTACTGAGGTAAGTAATTTAATAAATTCTACCTCTACACCTTCCGACATTTTAACCTTTCGGAAAGCAAATTTCTCTTTATTCTCCATTTTGTTGATATTTAGATAAGAACTCTTGAGCTAGTTCATCTTGAGTTCTTTCGATTATATTCTTTACGATTGTTTTATTTTCTACTCTAGCCCACATATATAGCATGCCCAATTGAGCATCCATATAGCAATCTATAAGAGATGGGTCCTTTCTAAATACATCCCATTGTTTTACGAAATTCATTCGAACCAAATCCCTATAACCCTGGTCTGATATATCTTCTTGGTCTATATAAGCAGATACCCTTTTTCTTACTTCTAAAAGGATTTTCTCTAAGCTTTCCGGTAATCTGAAATTTTCTGGTAAGCTATGATATACCAGAGCATTTGGTATCAATTCCTCAAAAGTAAACTGATTATCGAATAGTTTCTTTGGGTATCTACCTGAAAATATCAAGGGTATCTTATACCTTAGCAACGATGGTACTACGTCGTATATAGCATAATGTTTCCGATATTCCTGATAGACATCGAAATATAGATTCTCATCGAATATACCAGATTTCCTCATTATTGCCTGTAAAGTATTATAAGCAGCATTGATATGAGTATTACTCAATTTGAATATTAAGTTGCCATTTTTAAGGGCAATGAGTTCACTACAGCATCTCTTTCGTTTAAATAAGTTCATGTGATTAAAATGTAAAGTCAATGTATATTTTCCTTGTTCCCTTGAGAAATTTTTCGTGATTTGAGTCATCATACTTATGGCAAGCATAAGTCTTAGATGATTTATCATAATGGTCTCTTACCCATACTGGAGCAGTATCAGTTGGTTTTAATTTAAAGTATGTACCCTGATTAACCTTGTTAACCCGAGTCTCTTTGTAAGATGTCTTTGGTAGTTCCATATTTTTGTCTATTTTAAAATTGATATGCAAATATAATTCTTTCTTTTTAAATATGCAATATCCGGATATAACTATGGGAGCTTACTATTTCGGAGGAATTGAGATGCAAATGAGCCATCCTCTTTTTCTTCTTTCTCAAAGTCTTCATATTGATATAACTCTGGGTCTTCTTCGTCTGGGTCTATACGCATTTCGATTTCTCTACGTAGTTCATGATGTTCTTTAGAGAATGAAGACATAGCTCCCTTATAATCATCAGTAATTTGCATTAACTCTGCTTTATTAAGGTTAAGACCCTCTTTACTTGTATCTACTCCTTCTTGTTTAGTAGCAACTACTTCAGGTAGAGACTTAATGTCATACCTATCCTCCAATAGTTTAGCCTCTTCTGGTTTATCTAATACCCTTTGTGATTCCAATACGATTTGACGTGCCTCTTCAACAGTGATTGCATTTTGCTGTGTTACGTTGTTCTGTTGATTAAATTGGGCAAAGATATTTGTAGTACTTCCTCCAGTAAGATTACGTACTATTGATTGCAGAGATGTAGAGGATTCAAGCTTTAATTTAAGGGCCTTTCCCAGCTCGGCAGATATAAACGGTACGTATTTCCCTCCCTGAGATTCTCTTAGGATATTAACCTGATGGGCTATTTCCATACGGTCTTCTAATGCCCATGCTAGTTGTTCTCCCATTAACGCTTGAAGTAAATCTTCTGCTTTTTCTTTATCCCATATTCTAGAGCTTAATAGCCTATCTCTCATAAATACCCGTATGTAGTTAATATCTATACCCATACGGTATGAGAATGTATTGATATCATAGGTGATACCACATAATACACCATTACCCATCAGCCATTGATTAATAATGTAGTTGTGTATCTTTATCAGAAGTTCATCATTTGGGTTCTTCTGATATTCTAATGCCATTGCAGTAGTCCCCATAGGTCTTGGGAATCTTACCATTTTATTTTCCTTTTCTGACATACAAATAAGATTTTCTGATATCGGAACTTTCATCATAACCCATATACTCTAAATCGAACCTTACATACAGATTCAAAGATAGGTTATAGAAATATCCCTTATATTTTTTCTTACTTACTGATAAATTAAAAGGTTCACCAGAGATTAGGTCCCTGGTGAATACTAAATTACCTTTCCCAGTGATGGGGATATTAAGGCAAAGTTTATAATCTCCTACCTTAAATTTATTCCCATGCAGGTCTGTGATTTCCCTTGCCATAGTTTGCCTTTTTATGGTTCGTAGGTTTTTTGTCTTGTTTACTACGGTTATTGGTTATCCCCTTTTGCTCTTCGATTAATTTCTGAACCTTTGGGAATAACCTTTGCCTTAAAGGAACTACCTGAGTAGCGAAAAAGGCATTCCATAATTTCTGAGTTAATGGTTCTCCTATTTTAAGTTCTGAGATTGCCCAGAATTTAGTTTCGAAATTCTTAACTATTTCCCTAAATCGGTAGTAGTATATATTGCCAGTCTTTTTATCTATCCCAATTGTAGTGGTTTGGCAATAATCTAGAAATTCTTTACCTAATTCGGATATAAACTCTTCCCTTTTAAAATCATAATTCTCTTGGTCGAGCTTAAATAATTTTACGTAATCGATTGCTTCCATATAGATTTAGTTTGTGATTATTAAACGAGGTATACTTTCATCTGTAATCTGAAATAAGTACCCTCTTACATCATCCTCATAATAAGAGGACCAATATGTTCTTCTAATTCTGAAATTATCAAGGATTGCCCCTTTGGGTACTCCAGTAATAAATAAGCAATGCTTAGGCATCATTGGAGTAATCTCAAATTTCCCATCCTTGAAATTACCATAGGTACCGTAGTCGGGCATATTACCCGTAAATCCAGTATTCTGTAATATGTCTTGAACCAGAGTAGTTTGGGGTATTTCCTTTTGGTTACATTCTATGGTTAACTTCGATTTGCCTATATATAGGTCTTTAACTATTTCTCTAAACATTTGTATACGATTATATGGGTAATACCATTTTTCTTGAAGTAAAGGTTATTCTGTGAACGTTCCTCTAACTTCTTTAATTCTCTTCGAGATTCAGTACAAATTCTATCAGATTTCCTTAATATATCTGATACATTATCCCAGATGGGTGCCATTGGTTCTACTGGCCCTGCATAGATAACCTTATGTTTAGTTTCTATTTGGGGATATTTAGATTTGTACTGATATTTACCTTTGCAATAAAGTACGTTATACTTTTCGGGTTCGTTTCTTTTTTCGTTTTCCATTTTTGTTAGGATTAATGTAATCGGATATTTCATCAAGTTGCCCTAAAAGCAATGCCTGAATGAAAAGGTTTATAGGCCTGAAAAAGAAATTCCTTACGTTATCGGTATTTATATACCAATCGTAAACGATAAAGAACTTCTTAATCTTGGAGTGCTTAAGTGAATGCTGGATTAGATAGGACTTACAACATCGTTTATGTAATTCTACCAATTCTTTGTCCTGCTTAAGCATCTCTTTATCAGAGAAGATAGTGTAATCCATTTTGTATGAATTGAGATGCCCAGGTAATTATCCCGGGCACCTGGTTAATAAAGGTTTATGCAACTTGTTCTGGTTTGAGGACCTTCTTTCTGAAGTCCTCGTATGCTTTAGCAGCAGCCTTGAATTCCTTGGAGTTCTGGTCCTTGATACGAGCCATTGCAAGTTCCAATCGATGGAGTTCGTTTCGAGTTTGTTGTCTCCATTTCTTCCGAGCAAGTGTATCAACTACATCGGCAGGGTATACGTATTTAACTTCCCGATTAGAAATTACCTGTTCGATGATGGATGGTTTTTGTTGTTCCTTAACTTCCTTGACAACCTGTTCCTTTTTGGAAGTTTGGGTTTTAGGAGAGAGTTCTACCAATTTAGCATTGGCAAACTTAGTGGCAGCTTCTTGAGCATCTTGTACCAATTCCTTTTTAGTCTTTTTGGCCTTAGGAGCAGAAGCCTTAGTAGTCTTAGAATTTTTAATTCCTTCAAGTTGTTCGGCAACCTTAGTTGCAACCAGGTTAGTAACCTTTGTTTCATTCTTTTTCATAATGTCTATATTTAAAATGTTAGTAAAATGATTAATTTCTTTTTCTGATACAAATATAAGAACTTTATTTTAAATAGAAAAATTTTATTTGAATTATTTTCTATTTGCTCGGGTTAATCGGCTAAGAAGTCGAAGATTTCTGGAGGATAGTTAATTTCATCCTCTGGGTCATTTATGTAATCTTCATAATCCTCGTTATATTTATCGTAAATGTTATCTTGTGATGTATTGGGTACCCTTGTACATCTTTCAGGATATTTCTTTACGAAGTCATAGGCTTCTTGAGTAGTCATTACCTTGTCTGAGGTAAATTCGTAGGTTACATAGGAATAAGTTTCACCCAATCTAGAAACTTCATATTGCTGGTATCCAGATTTCTCAATCTTATAGATTTGATTTTCTGGAATAGTTTCTATTTCTACCCTATACTTATACCATTGTTTCTTTTGCTCCCTTTCTTTTGGTTTAATACCCATGCTATCTTGAAGAGAGATTAACTTGGTTATGGGACTTTCAAAATGAGAAGGAGCAGTGCTCACTTCTACTGGATGAGTTTTATTCTCACCAATAAAGTAAATCACTGCCCCCAAGGTTACCAGGCCCAATATGAATTTAGTTTCTGAGTTCATAACCTGTAGTTTCGAATTTATTTTTAATGTTCTTTGCAAGGTATTTACCTTTTGATTCTGCTTGATGTAAACCGTTGCAGATTTCATAAGGTACATCATCATAGCGATAAACTCGATTACCTTTAAAAGCAACCCAAAGTTGTTTTTTCTTTGAGTCATAACCAAAGCCCTCAATATTAGAGGATTCGCAAGGAATCATTTCGACTCCGGTGTTCATTTCTACTGATTCTAAGTATTCGTTCTTTTCCATGTCTATATTAAAATTTTAAAAGTGTTAGTTCTGGGTGGAATTTGAGATTTGCCCTCTGGAATATTGCCCAAGTACCAAGTACTCCCTGAGAATTAGTATGTACCCATTCATCTTCCATTCTGAACAATATGTGAGAGCATACCAGCATTTGGTATTCACTTAGCATATTTATCAGTTGAGGGGTATTCTCCATTTCTACGTATAATTCAATGTGCTCATCTAGTGCTCGAATTATTTCGTCATCCTCAATCTGAAGGAGTTTTTTGATTAAGTCTTGGGCAATATCATTTCCATTTTTAACGTCCTCTTTGATTGAGTTGAGTGATTCAATCTGAATACCAGCAATGAGCTTTACGATGTCTTTTGTTTCCTTGTCCATAATTAAATTTTCTTTATGCAAATATACTAAAATTATTTTATATAAAATACTCTTTTAATAAATACGGAGGTAAGTGTTAGCGGTTCTTGATTTCTTCCATCTTTTCCTTTATGGAGTCTGGGAATATAGCATCGTTTACCCATCTTAGGAAGAATTTAGAAGGCTTCTTTTCGGGACTTAGAAGCAATTGTCTCTGTTCAGTAGAGAACTTAATCCTTTCGGATTCTAACATATACTTGGGAAGTTTAGTGAATTCTGCCTGAGAGAAGGAGATTACGTTTTTACCAACTTGGGCCCTTAATGGTTTCTTCCTTTCCTTATAGAGATATGGGATAATCTTTTTCGAGGGTCCCCCAAGAATGCTAAAACCAAAGATTACCATTGGGTCAAATTTATCTGCTTTTGGGTCCTTAGCTCGTTTGATACATCTTGCCATCCAAGAGAATGAATTTGGATATTGCTTATTGTCCGTTGCTTCTCCAACATCTTTTTTATTGAACTCAAATCCGGGAAAGTGAAATAGAAAGTCTTCAGTAAGGATAAATACAAATCCCAATCCCCTAAGATATTTAATAATATCTTGTTGGCTTTTACCCTCTTCAATCATTTTTTCTACATCTGCAAGAATATCCTCCCTTGGTGATTCCAATTCCTTAGTTGTAGACCCTGCAGGTCTTCCTCTGCCCACATTAGGTGCCTTAGCAGGCAATGTACCAGATAACCTATCTAAGTATTCTTTGAAGTTATCAATATCTTGTTTATTAGTAAGAGTTACTTCTACTCTTATGGGACCGTTATGCTGTACCTTTGGACCTGAATTCATCTCGGTATAGGCATCTACCAACCTATCGGATAATGGGGTACCATTCTCTGATAGTGTAGTGATTCTAAGTTTTGGTTTATATACTTCTTGTTCCATTTTCGACTTAATTAGAAAATAAAAGGCCTGAACAATTTTTATATTGCCAGGCCTTCTACCATTATTAACGAATACTCAAAAATATGATAAGTAAAAGTAAAAAGTGCTCTTATTAATCTTCTTCTTTAGCGGCCTTCTTTTTCTTCTTATCTTTGGCCTTCTTATCTTTCTTATCGGAAGCCGGTTTCTCTTTTACCTTTTCTTCCTTCTTTTTCTTAGTTTCCTTTTCCTCCTTGGGAGCCTTACCTGAAGCAAGTTTTCTTTGCTCCATACGATATTTTTTCTTCTCAGCCGAAGTCATTTCTCTGCCGTCGATGAGAGGATAATCGTATTTGGTAGCTGTTCTACCACCATTTCCTTTCTTTTCCTTTTTCTCTTTGGCAGCCTTCTTCTCAGCTTTTTCCTTCTTCTCTTTTTCCTGGAGTTTTACCAATTTCTTGTTGTTCTCTTGGTCAGCTTCAGGATAGGCAGCAGCAACTTTGTCTCTTTCCTTATTGAGCTTGTTTACAAGTTCGGTAACCTTTTTACCATGTTTCTTGTCTTTGGTCCAATCCTTAGTAGGGTCCAACTTATTCTCTTTAAGGTAAGCATCCAAAGCTTTCTTAGCCTTTGTGAGTTCCGGAGTCTTGGATTCCGATTTACTCTTCTTTTCTGTTTTCTTAGCCATTTTCATTTATATTAGGTGAATAATTGAATTTCCTATTTACATAATACCATAGTTATACCTTCCTAATTTGGGTTGGGATTTCTTTAATTTCTAGGATTTCTAAACTGCATTGTTTTAAAACTGCCTCGAGTTGAAGTATATCTTCTACCTCTTTCTGAGATAAGTCCGTAAAAGTTTGTTCAAAAGTTTCTTTCTGTTCCCCCCTTATAAAATTAAATTGGGCAACAATATAAGTCCCATGAAGTTTTTTATTCAGTGCTCCTTTAAGAGATATGAGTTTTCTTTTCAGATAATTACTCTTCAACCTATGGGATTGGTATTCGCCTTTCTTACCCTTACTAAGAGCTACCTTTTTAAGGTACGAAACATAATCTAATTCTCTGAGAGTTTGATTAATGTTTCCCACTAATAATCTTAAGTCTTTTTCCATTTGGGTCTTTGCATTACTTGGTTAGATACTTCCTGAGTTTCTTCTGATAGCATTTCTCTTGCCTCATTTATTATATTGAGGGCAAGTTCCCTTTCATCTGGTCCCAGGTTTAATTCTTTATCTTCTAGTGCATCAGTATAAGTATTTATTAGATTATCCAATGCAAGTATTCGAATGTTCTTTCGAATTGCTAATTTCTCTTCTTCCATGGGTATAAAAAATTAAAGCCCACTACCTTCACAGGCAATGAGCTTTTGGCTGAACAACGTCCTAAGTGTAGATGTTATTCATATGAACTTAAACTCTAAATTTATATAGCAGACATATGGGATAGTAGTTAGTAAGTTAGAGTTTAATCTTCTGATTCTTCCTCTTCTTCTTCCTTAGCCTTTTTGTTTTTCGGAGAACAAATAACGCCATGTCCTTTCTTAGACTTAACGGTAAGAGTTCCCGGAACGAATGAAACTGAAGTTGATACCGGTTTGCCATCCGTAACCAATACAGAAGTAACCACTACACCCTGATAGCCTTCCTTGTTCTTAACGGCATAACCAAAGTTCATTACCTTGGATTTGTCGTTAATGGCAATAACGTCGATTTGCTTGCTGTTAGGGCGTTGTTCAGCCGGCCGATTCTTGAGTGCCTCTTGACGAGCTTTACGTTTAGCTTCTTTTTCGGGGTCTTTTTCCTTATCTCCTTTCTTCTTGGAGTCTGATTTCTTTGTTGCCATAATTTTTAATGTTTTATAAGTTAATGGTTATTATAAGTAAACTTCTACGTTTATTAATAGTTGATAGTAAAGGTAGGGAAATTTCCCTACCTTCTTTTAAATCTTGAATACAGTTACCAGATTACTTTTTCCCTTTCTTGCCCTTACCTTTGGCTTCTTTCTTTGCCGGCAATTTGAGACCGAGTTCTTTAGCGATTGCTTTACGGAGTTTTTCGATGTCGTCTTCATCATAATCGTCTGGGTCAGTTTCAAGGTCTTTGTCGTCGCAGACATCCTCAAGTTCTTCGAAGTCCATTTCGGCAAGTTCTTCACCGGTCAGTTCTTCCTCTTCTTCTTCCTCTTCGGAATCATCATCATCTTCCTCATCTTCCTCATCGTCATCATCCGATTCCTCTTCTTCTTCTTCTTCGGAATCATCATCATCGTCATCATCCGATTCCTCTTCTTCTTCTTCTTCCTCGTCATCGGATTCAGAACCAAAAAGGTCTTCGGCTTCTTCGGCAGAAAGCATGATAGGAGCAGGGATAATCTTTACTGAGCCGTCTTCGTACTTAATGATGATTGCACCATTGATTTCTGTTCTGGAAACTTCTTTCAGTTCCACTTCTTTTTTCTTCTTAGCCATTTTCGTAATGTTTAAGTTGGTTAATAATTTATTTATATCACTCTGTTATAAGTTTCTTTACCAGTATGGATTTCTGAGTATACCCAGATTTTAATAATTCCTCCTGAGCAATATTGAATTGTTTTATCTCATCTAGAGTTGTCTTTAATTCTAATTGAGATTCAATTGTTATTGCCTGAGAGGCAAGTTCCTTGTCACCTTGATAAGTGACTATCTTAAACTTCTTACCTGCAAATGGGTTTGCTGGTTGATGTGCTGTGATTTTAAAACCTTCGTTATTATTCATTGCTATATTTAATTTTAGTTATCCCAGGAATACCCACCTTCCCAAATACTTCGGTATAGGATTTGTATTTCCCTTTTATCATTGTTTTATAGTTATCGGATAATCGAATTGGGTAGACCCATATTTGATTTTCTATCATCCTATTTGTCATTATATAAGCATAAGACCTTCTAAGTTTAATACTCTCTAATGAAACAAACCCTTGAAATAATAGAGATTTCTTAATAAACCTTTCTTTAGGCAAATACCCTAAAAATTTAAGTGATGCCTCATCGAATATTTCAAGCATATCCCTTTGTGCTTTGATAAATAGTACCTTTTGTATTGGGATGTTCATCTTCTTTCTTAAATATAAAGCCAATGAACTTACCAATGGAGGATACTGCAAGAATAACAGATTGAATTTATTTTTCTCCTCTTGACTCAGCCTGTTGTAAATCCTGTAGGATAGCAAGATTGATTTGTAATCTCTTTTGCCTTGTATACTTGGGAGATATGCCTTGCCGTTGTCCATAGAGTTTGATTGAGTACCTTTCATTGAATTCCTTTTTTCCTTTAGACTTAAAGACTCGGTGCATTTGTACCATAAATCTTCTTCGTCGGTGTTTATCTATGTGATATTCATCGGGCATTATGAACTTCCTTGCTTTTACGAATTTACCCTTAAACCAGAATTTAGTACTACCCTTTTTAAGAAGTTTACCATTCATATCGGATAATTCTCTAATGCCTTGTTTTATAAGTTTCCTCCCAGATATTATATGGATATACTGAAGAACATCTACACCATAAAGATAAACTAAGGTAACCTTTACTTGGTGTCTAGTAAAGTATGGTATACCGGTTAGATGTTTCCTATATAATTTCTTTTCAGTAACAATCTTATTGGTAGTATCTGGTCTCCAAGTCCATATATAATATCTATCTGGTCGTATGGGTCCGTTGTTACTTTCCTTTAGTTTTACCATTTATATTCCTCTTTGCCATTCTATACCAAAGATTGATAGATTTCTCATTTGCTTCTGGGAATTTCTTTTTCATTCTCCGAATAACTCTATCAAGTTCAAAACCTTTTGCAGTTAATTCGAATACATAAGATTTCTTTGTACCCTTGATAAGATTAAATTCATCCCTCTCTCTTGGTGGTTTCTTTTCTCGAGGTTTCTTTATCCCAGGAACTCGTTTGGTTCTTCTTTGCCCATTTTCCCCTTCTTCTCCGAGAAACCCAAGCCTTAATCGAGAATTTCTTAATGGGTCATCTTTCGAATACCCAATATTTTCTAATTGCTTATCCATCCAATCGTCATATTTATCAATTAACGATTTATCGGGCTTTTCTTCTGATACATTGATATAATGTAATAAGTCAAATACCCCAGCAGAACAAGCATCAGGGAAAGGCATCCCTAATATGATAGCCTTTCTCTTTAAATCCTTATAAGTCATGTTTCTCCCAGAAGCACCAAGGAAATTTGATTTCTCCTTGGATGGGGCTTTCATGTCTTTTCTACTCTTTTTTGCCATATCATCAATATTTTTAAATATTCATTTATTTTCTTTGCAAATATAAGAATAAATAATTTAATCTTATCTTATTTCTCTATTTATTTTTATAAAAATCCGAGGTTTTTGCTCGGTTCGCAGCAGTGGATTTAGGTTTTTTATGCTTTCTCTTGATATGTGTGTTATAAGCCATATCCAATTTCTTAATATTGAATTCTATGTTGTTCACTTGATTATAGTTTACTGCTTTTTCCACACAGCAACGGTACTCTGGCCAGAATTTTTGTCCAAGCTTAACAGATTCGGTTTTAATCATGAACTTAGATACCATAAAACCAAAAGTATCAGCATCATCTTTAGTTTTGAATACATACATGTAAAATCTACTAAATTCATCTACTACTTCATCCAAAGGTCTTACTGGTAACAATAGATAACCATCAGTATATAGGTCCTCAGATATTAAAGCTACCCAATACTTTTTCTTTCCTGGTTTTACTTTATACCTAAACCTTTCCTTGAGTTTAGTGTGCATCCAATCCGGTACCCTATTAAGTAGGTATTTGATATATATCTTATCCTTCTTATTCGACCGCCTTTTAAATGCAGATGGCTGTTGTAGCATCCTTGGAAGTATTCTAAAGTTATTCCACCTATCAAATTCAAGAATTAATCTTAGAGTATCTATGTCCCATTCATCCTCAGACTCCTTTAACCTCTTCATGTTTCTCTCTATATTTTTAGAGTTTACCTTTGGGAGTAATTGAGCTGAGTCTCCTGTGAATAAGCTTGCTTCTTTTCTCTTTAATCTTTTCTCTAAACATCCCTCCATATAATCTTGGAAATTCCTCTCACAGGGGCAATCTGGTCGAAAAATAGAAGTGTGTTTCTCAAAAAAATCCGAGAATAGCCTAAAGAATTTCTCTGACCGTTCCCGGATTTCAAGATACTTGTAATGAGATAACTTTAAAATTTCACCAGCTTCCCATGAAGATTTACTTTCTGATAGTTGAAGGAATAATGATTGTTGTTCTTTATCAATTAAACAACTCCAGGCTTTTTGTTGAGCTTCGTTCATAACATTAAATTCTTCTATATCTCATTATACTATCAATTGCTTCATTGGTTATCTGATTAGGGTCATATTCCCCAGAATTAGCATAAAGCTTATCTGGGTCATGATTTAAATATACACTATAAATGACGTTGTCAAAGGGTAACCATACTTCCATTCTCCCCATTTCGGGGTATATAAGAACTTTTACCCTTTTACAAAGATGGTCAACCTCTAATACTGTAGCATCTACTCCCTCATAAGGATAACCTCGTAATACTAAGTAATCTCCAGGCTTTACATTGACTAAATCATCTACTGAAAACTTCTTATTCTCTCTAGCAATACGTTTAAATCGCCTTACTTCTTTTCTACTACAAGTAGCCACTAAAGAGAAATCATCAAAGTCTTCTGCATTGTCAATCCTTACCTTTTTCTTTCTTGGGTGCATTGTCTCGGTATTACGTAACCAAGTTCTGATACCAGATATATTCCTACGTAACTTATTAAGAAAGGGCCTTGAGAATGCTAATTTAGTGGGCATTCTCATAAAACCATAATTGAATAATACTGGTACTTCTTCGAATACCATCTTACCCTTTGTGGTTTTTCTTAATACGTTTACCATAGGAATAATTGCCTTGATTTGGTCATACCCCTTTTCTTTGAGTTCTTTATTGATTTTATCACAGTACTTCCTTTCAAGGTAAAATATACAATATGAGTATGGGGTATGCTTCTTCATAGGTTACCGGTTTTTAAGAATTAACTTAGCTTGTTTATGTACTAACTTATAGTTTACATTCTTCAATATGTCACTAGCCATGAATACATAAAGAATCTCATCTATCTTTGGTACATCAATTACCATAATATTGGCTTTATCGAATAGGGGTTTATAGAATACGGAAGATAAATCCTTTCCAACTACAAAGAAAAATTCTTCTGAGGGCATTGAATTATATCTCATACAGAGTATGGGAACTTTATTTGCTCTTTTTGCATCCTTAGAAGCTTGTTCCCAGAATTTCAGTATATCGCATCCCTTATTACCTAAGAGTAGATGTTCAAACTTAATCTCTTTATAATTCTTGCATTCGATGGATATCTTACATCTATGAGCATGCCTTTCATCAGTACAGGTTAAATCGGAAGTGGAGTCCTTGTTTGAATGCCAAGCTCCACTCCCTGCTCTATTCCTTTCAAATTTGTACCCGGTCCATTTCGTAAAAAACCCGGCAATTTTTCTTTCGAATCGATTTCCTTTATTCTTAGAGTTCATAATATAATGGTGTATTGTATTTTATATACCATTATAGTTTTAAAACCTCATCATAATAGCCTTCTTTATATTTCTTCCAAATCCTACTTATCCCAGATGAGTGTATACCTATTAATCCCAATTTTTTAATAATCTCTTTATTTGAGTAACCAGTTTCCCTTAGTTTAATAATTGACCTAAATTCTGACTCTGATAACTGGGTGTTCAATTGCCAACCTCTCTTACCCTTATTGGGATTATTCTCTAGAAAAGGGCTATAAAAATTTCCAGCTTTTCTCATATCCCTATGATTATCTTTATAAGTCCCCCAATATAGGTTCTTATAATAATCATTAGTTGGGTTACTATCTATATGACAAACTTCTGGGTTACCATTAGGATTTGGGATATAGGCTAAAGCTACTAACCTATACCGATTCATTTTAATCTTTCCTAAAGTTTCATGAACTATCGAAGTTTTATACCTACCATTAGTAGAACTCAAATAAAATTTCTTTTTAATCCACACAGTAGAGAGAACTCCTTTGGAATACCTAGACCAAAGGTGCCCTCTCTTACTTATGTAGTAACCTGGAAATCCTGGGATGTTATCATACTTTTTCATGCCTGTAAATTTGGTTTACAAGTATTTATAGTATGATAGCCCTTTTTCTTTTGTTACTTGTAATATTTTAGAATGACCGAATACTACTCCCTCAAGATGAGTGATTACAAATACTGTTTTACCTTCTGAGTATTTACGTATTAAAGAAGTAACCAATTCTACATTATCTAAACTTAAAGATTCGAATACTTCATCAAACAATATAATATTAACCCCTTTACTAGCAGTTAAAGCCTCATGCATAGCTAAAGCCATGGAGAAATTGCATAGGGTCTTTTCCCCTCCTGAAAGTTCATCATAATCAATTATTTGCCCATCTCTTTCAATAAGAGTAACAAATTCTTTTCTAGCAGTACCCAAATCTATATTAAATTCTATCCTAAAACCTAATACCTCTGAATATTTATCCAAGCATTTATTTAAGAACTCAAGTGATGAATCAAATAGATATGCCTTGATTCCATTATTACCCAATGGGTCATTAATTAACCAGTTATAATTCTCTAACTCTAACTCTTTATTGTGAAAGTCCTCATCAACCTTTCGTAAGTTTTTCCTAATCTCCTTAAGTTTTTGTTTATACTTGGGAGACATGACCTTAAGCTTTTCCTGTTTGAGCTTAGCCAAATCTTCGTCAATAGAAGCAATGTCAGAAGCAATATCATCACAATCGGATTTTAATTTCCTATATCTATCATTTACACTACTAAGTTCTTCTAATCTCTCTAGAGCCTCTTGATATTCTTTATCATATTTGTCAAGGTCAGAGAATGCCTTATATATTGATTTAGCATCTCGTAATGCACGTTTGTAGTGTCCAGCTTCTAACTGTATTACTAATTCTTTAATGACCTTCTTTAAAGGTACATTAGATAAACTCTTAGCATCTTTTATCTTACCTCTCAAATCCAGAATTATCTTATTTTGTTTCTTAATCTTTATCTGAAGTGAGGCATCCACTTCATCCTTAATTTGTTTTTGTTTCTCAATCAGTAACTTAGTTAGCTTTTCTCTATCTTGCTTTAACTCTCTTCTTTCTTCTTTGATTTTTTGCTTGAAGGATTTTTCTCTATCTCTCATATCGAAGTAAGCCTCCTTATTAGCCTCTAATTCTTTCTTAAGCATTTGAGACTCATGCTCTACTTCGTTTATTTGAGATATCAAGTTATTTTTATCTTGTAATGCAATGCCTTTAGCAAGGTTTAAGAACTCCAAATCGAATACTTCTTCGAATATCTTTTTCTTATCAGAATTAGATTCTTGTATGAGTCTTTTTATACCCTGACCAAACATGATTGAGTTCATAAACAGAGTATATGATAAACCTATCTCTCTGTTTATAAAATCCTGTATCTTCCCCTTCCCTTTGATATCAACTATATCCCCATCTTTCATGAAGATAAGTCTGTCTTTACCTTTAGCACCATCCTCAAGTACTTCATCATACTTTTGACATCTAACTATCTTATATGTATGAGAATCTTTCTGAAAATATACTTGTACCTTAGTACCCTTGTAATCTTTAGGCCTTACTTGCTTCCAAGTATTTACCTCAGAAACACCCTTTAGGTTTTTCCCATATATTGCCCATACCAAGGCAGAGAGAATAGTTGATTTCCCTTTCCCATTTGGTGCCTTGATAAGTATGGTACAAGTTGGGTTTAATTGTAGATGTAAGGATTCTATTGAACAAAATCCTTCTGCCTCTAAGTTTAAGAACGTTAACATGACTCAGCCTTTTTAAGTGTTTCAATTAATAGATTAGTTTTAACCTCATCTTTAATACCTTTCTCTCTTAGGTATCTCTTTGCTAGAGACTTCTTAGAAAGTTGCTTAGTAATCTTATGTTTGTTATTAACTGGAGTACTAGCTTTTTGAGGGATTACCGTATAATAATTGCCATCATCATTAATATCCTCTTCCCTTTCTACATCGATGAACTTTGGGAAATTTTTCAAAGGTACAAACTTCAGAGACAAATCTTCATAGATTTTCCAATACCCCAATTCACAATCTCTATCGGTTCTCCTTTGATGGTTAGGGGCTCCAATCATATAAACCTTCTTTGATAGTCTTTGTGGTTTGTGTATATGCCCACATAATACTAAATCGAACTTATTGAGAACATTCACATTTAAGTTTTCTACGGAATCTATTTCCCTACCATCTGTATCTTTTGCACCAGGATAATCGGTGTGTAGTAAAAGAATATTCTTTTTACTTTTATCTAATTCTAACTTCTTTAAGTATTCACTTAGACCCACGTTATTATCAATATAAGGAACCCCATATACCATAATATCTTTATGTGTAGAAGATAGTTGGGTTTTTTCATAATCTAATATCATGATACCATACTTCTCTACTTGATAAAGCCAGCTAAAGGGTTTAGTACCAACCTTACTTATTTTCTTAATATCATGATTTCCAGATATGGCATATATCCAAAATCCTTCGATTAGTTCGTTATAACATATCTCTGCCAATTCTTGGTCCATTGTTTCGGCCTTATGAAATAAGTCTCCACAAAATAATGCAGGACAGTTAAACCTTCTACATAATTTCCGTATAATCGACAAAACCCTGAAACTATTCAGGGTCCTGTGATTGTTCTCATTAAACTTAGCCCATAGGTTTATATGTAAATCTGAAAAGGCTATTGCTATTACTTCTTTCCCCATATCCTATCTAAATGGTAATTGATTTGTTCCGTTCTCATACCTAAATTGAGCTCAGATATACAAATAGTGGGTATTTCCCAATTTGCAAGCAATTCCCCCATAAGAGATGATATCTGAACTTGGAAGAATCTGTTAAGTATTCTCTTACCATTATCTTCCATTGACCAATGCTTATAAGTATCTAGATTTAATGGTAAGAAGATTGCTACATCACATTGATCTTCCATTAAAGTCTTACATTGACAGAAAAAATGTTCCATTTCACATTCTGGTAAAGTTCTTGATTGCTTATACCAAAAATAAGCAGCCAAATCTGCATAACTCCTATCAGTTACGAAATATTCTCTATCCTTGAATAACCTATTCCTTTTGTTCAGAAGTTGAAAATCTGCTTTATACATTGCCTCCGAACCGAGGGATAATATTTCATTATGTGATACCCCTTCAGTAGCAGGTAATAAATCTGACATACTACCAGAAATAAAAGGTAGATCTTCTCTCTTAGCTACATACTTAGCTAAAGTAGTTTTCCCTATACCAGAGGGACCCACAAACATAATTCTCTTACTCATGATGTAATGCTTTAAATGGTTTTATAAATTCATTTGTCAAAAATGATGCTAAAGAGTATTCGATACAAAGTTCTTTGAATTTCTCATACTTAAACTTCTTCTTTGACTTAATTGGTAACTTATCCAATGGATTATGTCTTACAAACCAGAAAAGGTCGATTAACTGTTCATTCCTTTTCCATATTTGAAGATATTCTTTGTTCTTACTCTGGGCAATAAACTTCTCAATTCTACCCTCATCAAGGATTTTCCTTGCTTTTACTGGGCCTATACCCGGGAACCCTGGTATATCATCGGAAGTATCTCCAACCATTGCAAGGTACTCTACCGTTTCATGAGAATGATAACCGAATAATTCTTTGCAGTTATCCATTCTTATCATCTCATCTTTTCTGGGATTATATATCCTCAGGTTATTTGATAGCAACTGGTTAAAGTCTTTATCCGATGATATAAGTATCATTTTCTCGGATTGGAATTTTTTAATTGCAAGGTATGCTAAGAAGTCATCTCCTTCATATACTGTAGATTTCTTTTTATCGAAGATATAATTAATTCTTAGCATACCCAGCATTTTCATTATAATTGCCTTTTGCTTTTGCAATGATTCGTAATCTACAGATATATTTTTTCTATGTCCCTTGTAATTTGGTAATAACTCCATCCTTACTGGTGAATGACCATTATCAAATGAAATATAAACCTCATCCGGTTCGAACCTTGTAAGATACATATGTAGAGATTTGAAAAATCCGAATATTGCCCCACTCGGTTTGCCATCGGTAGATTTAAGTTTTTCAAATTTGTGAAAAGATTGATGCAAAATATTCTCGCCGTCAACTAATAATATTAATTTTTTATTTTTCATATTTATTTTTATATTTAATATAATAATCTGATATTAGTTGATGTCCCAGCCCGGTTATCTCTGATACCTCTTTTCTAGTAAACCCCATACCTATCAACTTAGGTATATATGACCTTTGAATCTCTGTACCTTCTACCTCTTTCTTATTCATCGTCTTCCTCCTCCTCTTCTGAATCTGAATAGTTTTCATATTCTACACCATCGACTGGGAATAGATTTGTTTCTATTTTCTCCAGTTGCTTTTTAGTAGTACCTATGGTATTTACTCCGGCTTTCCGTAAAAGTTTTCTACGAAGTTCATCGTCTTCTTCCAAAAGCTTTTGGAATTTCTCTTCCCCTCTTGCAAGAGTTTTACCTTTCAATTTATACCCACCAGTAGTTTTTTCGATTACATCGGTATCTACCAATACATCTTCTAAAGCATAGCATCTGTCAAACCCGACTTCGTGGAATTTAGGATTGAAATATACAGGGCATTTGCTGATTGTAGGTCGAGGAGGAGCAACTTTATTTTTAATAAGTCTGATAGTGACAAGTTTCCCAGCTTTCCTTTCTTTCCCATTTTGTTTAATGGTAACAGACCTTCCTGAATAGAAAGCAGCTCTGATTGAAGCGTAGAACTTAAGTGCTGCACCTCCTGTAGTTGTTGTGTTATCTTTTCCAAATCCGACATTCAAAGCAGTTCTTAATTGGTTAATATATATCTGAGATACTCCCAGTTTGTAGAATAATTCACTTCTGATACGGAAGTATTTATAAAGAGCCTTTGCTCTACCTCCCATTTCGGCTTTACCATCAACCATCTTAGCATCAATATTATCCGTACAGTCGGTTGCTGCAATAGAATCGATTACCAGAAGTATCGGTTCATTGTGGGTTAATTGAGAACGTAAATATATTGCTAAGTCTGCTACTACATCTGCAATATATTCAATACGAGTATCATTAACAATGGTTACTTTTGCAGGGTCTACTCCATTGATTTCAGCCCATGAATTCATCCAGGATTGTTCAGCATCTACCCATATCACATGACCTCCAAGTTGTTGAGTAGCATAAGCAAAGTTATAAGCCACTAAAGATTTACCAGAGGATTCCTCTCCAGCAATCTCAACGATTTTACCATAAGGAATACCCTTACCGAATAAGTAGTTCAAAGCAAAGAAAGTAGATGGTATATATAAATCGGTATCAGTTACTTCTGAAGCTAATTTAATCATACTCCCATATTTCTTTGCCATCTCATTTGCTGTTGGTACTTTTAAACCAACCTTAGATTTCTTTGCCATAATGTAATGTCTTTAAACTAAAGAAGGTGATAACAGAACGAATCTAATTACCACCTTCGAATGAAACCATATTACTAACCCTTAAATATCCGATTTGTATTTTCTTTTCTTTTTCTTAGGTTCATCATCTTCCATGTAATGGTCTTTGTGAACTCCCTTTTTCTTTTTCTTCTTGGATTTATCATCCTCATCATCATCTCCATGGTCTTCATTTAGATACTGTGAAAGCAAATCTTCCAACTCATCATAGGATTTTATTTGAGAACGAACTATCCCCTCAAGGTCAATTGTACCCTGATATTTCTTGTCCAATTTAGTTGGTTTGCAAGCACGGGCAGAATAAGTAGTATCTAGTTTACCAGACCCGGAACGAATTACCTTGATATCGTATCCAGTTTTTGGATCTGTCATATCACCTGCCTCATCTTCATCAAGGTAAAGGTCAATGATATCCTGGTATACTGAGCGAGGAACTAAAACTCCCTTATCTTTGCCTTCGTAATCTACCTTACTACCCTTTTCATCTGAGTAAATGATACCACCGATAACATATCTTCTTCTTGGTACCAGGTTCTTGGCAAGTTCCTTGTCATCTTCATCCTTGGAGTTTTTCAATTCTTGGTATTTCTCCATGAATGGGCAAGGTTCATCAAAAGTAGCCGGAGATATAACTCCTCCCAAATTGCCACCCAGGTAGAATTGAATAATTTCGATACCCAATTCTTGGTCATCACCCGGAGATTTAATTCTCATCCTCAGAGTTCCCTCTTTTGGATATACTAACCCACTACCATTTCCCTTGGATTCTAGCTGTTTCTTTCTAGCTAGCATCTTTTCTTTTGTAGAAAGTCCCTCTGATGAAACTTTCTTTTTCTTCTTGTCTTTTATCATAATGATTAGTTTTAATTATTCGGTTCTGAGTAAACTACTTCGTTCATACTCAATACGGTAAGAACGTTTTTCTCTAAAAGTTGTTTGAGAGCAGGAGATAGTTTGTCCGTTTCGAATTCAAGTTCTTTACCTGCATACAAACCATAGGTAACTATTCTACCTACAGCAACCAATTCTCGGTAGGTTTTGTATTCTTCGGTAATTTCCCCACTCTTTACTACAACCCCTTTACGAGGAACTCCCTCTTTTACTTGTTCAGGGATAATCAAACCGGATTTAGTTTGATTTACCTCCTTTGGAGATAAAATAAGTACCCGGTTTTCTGTTGGGCATCCGGGTAATTCTTGATTAAATTTCTCAGCTACAAGAGGTGAGATAAATGTCATTGAATAATTCATATTCTAATACTGTTTTTAAAAGTTAGTAATTGTTTATAGTTCAATGGGTTAACCCTTTCTTAGATTCGCATTAATAGTTCTTAGTATATTCTCCCGACTCTCATAGGCTTTACATATAGTTATGAACTTATTTGCTTTTTCTACAGCTTTCAAATACCTTTCATTGATAGAAGAGTATTTCTTGTTAAGGTTTGCCTTATGAGATACGTATTCATTATTCCATCTCTCATTAGCATCCTTATAATATAACCAGGCATTCGAATAAGCTTCTTCTTTTTCCCTTGCTAGAGCATCTCTTTCTTTTATATACTTATCTCTCAGGGAAGCAAGTACATAATAACTAGAAGGAGATTCTCGTAGCTGAGAATTGATGATATTCTCATTGATAGATAATTCCTTTTGAATATCAATCTCAATAAGTTTACCTTCAAATTTAACCTTTAGTTTTTTCAGTTCCGTCTTCATAAACTTCTAATAGGTTTTTAAAGTCTTCTTTACTAAATTCCCCTTTGCTTATTGCTTTAGTTACTTGAGCAAAAGCCATTTGATAAGAGAGTTTCATACCGGGCAAATTAAGAAGAGATTTATAGATGCTTATCTTATCTACCAAAGCCATTAATCTTAAGTCGCATAAGTTATCAGTACCACCTCTATCGAGTAATGCTAAAAATGCAGCCCAATAAATATGGGTGGCATCTTCATAAGCAAGTTTACCATCCTCATCCGTAGCCATTACTTTAAAAGCCAATCCCTCTAAAGTAGTAAGATTAGTTTGTACTTGAGATAACTGAGTCTTTAATCGATTAAGTAACATCTTTTCTTGTCCACTCAACCTTAGATTAACCCCATCTAAATACTTAAGTAAATTTTCGATAGAATAACCTAAGCAACCTGCAACCATATAAGTAAGGGCAGTTAACTTACTTGCATTATCAATCTCTTTCTGTGTTGCCATAATTCCATAAATTTATATTATTTATGTAGACATAGTATCTTCTCTTTTCACTCCTGTAATGGTAGATACTGAATCTGAATGCTTTATATTAGTTTTACAATTAGGACATTGTACTATCCTAAAATAATCCCCAGATTTATTATAAACCCCAAAAGTTTCACTGGTATCATATTCAAATTCGCAATCACATACTGGGCATTTAGCCCTCCATACCGTGGGCCCGTTTAAAATCTTCTTCATAACGTTTTCTTTTCTTAATATATTTATATACTAACATTGGTGATATCCCATACTTCCTAGCAAGTTTTGCTTTTATCATACCAGTATCATACTCATAAAGTAATTGAAGTATATCGGGTCTACTTAACTTTGTATCTGAAAATTTAAACCTACCATCTCTAATACATTGTTGAGTATTTTCCTTAGCAGTACCCCAATATAAGTTCTTATAATGATTATGAGTTCTTATATTATCCTTATGACATACATACTTATGATTATTTGGGTTTGGTACATATACTAATGCTACTAATTGATGAATGTTATAAGTATACCTATATCCATTCGTATCCCTAATAGAAACTATAACGTATCCGTTATTTTTAATTCGATTAAGGGATAATTTTACCCAACCTTTACCCTTATAATTAGAATATACCTTACCATTCTTGGTAACATGGTAATTAGGGCAACCAATGCAATCTAAGTTTCCCTTTAAAATCTTCCTCATACTGCTTTATCTCTTTACTAAACAATTTAGGATAATCCTTAATGATTACATTCTTATACTTCTTATGTTCTTCCATATACTCCTCTACTGAGAAATCTGGTTGAAGCATCTTTCTATAATCATACCCAGGAATAAAAGGTAATTCTTCTGCCATTGACCTACCAATAGAGAAGTCCATTGACATATCTACATCATCCACTTGAAAACCAAAATATTTCTTAGTACTGGGGTTTCTCAATATATCCCATATTTTAAAAACAGTCCAAGTATTAATATATTCAGGCTTTGAGTAAAAATAGGCTGCATCATGAACAGTTGCTACTTCAAGCATACGAGGTAATTTACCTTGTCGCATTAACCAATAAACAAGAATAGCCCCAAAGTTGGTCATATTTGCTGCAGCACCTTGACATGGGAAATTAAGTCCCAAACGAATAGCATAAGCAACTTCTTGTTTGTCGTTTGAGTATATCTGGGGTAATCTTCTCTTAGTACCAAATAACTGGGTATAATACCCATGCTTACGAAGAAATTTCTCTTGCTTCTCTTTGAACTTAAGTATCTTTGGGTGTTTCTCAAAGAACTCCGCCATTTCTTTATGGGCTTCTTCTTTAGTAACTATAATACCAGCTTTTGGGTCGGATAATTTTACTGCAAGTAAAGCTTCTCCAATACCATAAATCAAACCGAATGCAATTTGCTTAGCTTGTTTTCTTCTAGTCTTCCATAACTTATGGTCAGGATGATTTTCATCTTCGTATATTTTAGAGGCTTCCTCAATTGATACTCCATATTTTGCTGCTGCTATACCCAAGTGAGGGTCAGCCCCCTTTGCAAAAGCATCAAGATATGTTTCATCACCCGATAGATGAGCCATCATTCTTAACTCTGCCTGTGAGTAGTCAAATGCCATATATAAATATCCCGGAGGAGCAACTAATTGTTTCTTGATATTGGGGTCTACCGATGTCTTTGGTATCTGCTGCATATTTGGGTCTGCAGAACTAAACCGATTAGAGTCTGTACCATGTATATTATACCTACCGTGTAATCTAGAATCATCTTGTACCTTTTCCCACCATCCATAAATATAGGTCTTATACATTTTCTCTAACCCTCGTAATTCAAGAAGCTTGTCAAGGAATATTGCCTTTGGTGAATCTGGCTTTTTAATCGTTAACCTAAGGTTAGTAAGAGTTTCTTCATCAGTACTTGGTTTACCAGATTCATTATCCTTAATCACATCAAAATGAAAGCCATCTTCTGAATACATCAATGCAGGTAAATCAACTGGGCTACCCAAATTAATGGGCCTTATTAATTCTTGTTCCTTTTTAGTTGTGAATATACCTGCTTTGATATTTGAGATTTTCTGTTCCCTTGATGCAATCTTCCGTTTATCTTTTGGGTCATTATAATCTAACTCTTCAAGTTCGTCTTCAATAGACTGAATATATTTATCAATCTTTTCTTGGTTATACTTCTTTTCGAATTTCTTTACTCTTGGCAAAGCGTATATTGCGTCTCTAGCAGCATCTATTTTTGGTTTATATTCTTCCAAAAGCTTTTTATTGAACTCAGTATCTAGATATAAACCCTCCTTTTCTACCGATGTTAGTACTCGTGAATTACACATGAATAAATTACGGAATACCGAATACATACCTAAATCCACCAACTTCTTCTCAAAGAATATCATTAACCTAAGAGTATAATCTGTATCTTGACACCCATAATGGCAAAGTGGGTCTAATTCTTTTTTATCCCAAGGTATTTTATCAAAAGCATCTTGTTTCTCATAATTACCATGCTCAGGCAAATACCTTCTTACCATTGATTTTAGGTCATGGGGTTTTTCCTCATTAAGAACATATTTTGCAAGCATACCATCTAAACAAGTACCCCTATAGAATATTTGATACTTTTGGTTTATCTGGTCATCAAACTTCCAGTTCCATGCAACCTTTACAATGTCATAATTCTCGATTACCTCTTCCCCAAATTTCCTTAGCATCTTTTTCCAATTCCAACCCGGTGAAGTATAATCTTTTGTTTCGAAATGGTCTAAAGGAATGGAAGCACCAAACCCTGGCATCCAGGATACTGAGAGTATAGTTGGCTTAAAACCCTTATTATATATTGGTTCTGCATTTGTTTCGTAGTCACAGCAAGCATAACCTGTAGCTTTACAACAAGCAATAAGTTTCTTAAGCTCTCTCTTGTTTTTTATTATTGTATACCGTGTCTCCATATTTTAAAATAGAAAAAGGGACATACCCACCAGTAGTAGATACATCCCCCATTATTAGTATTTCTCTTGTAAGTCTTCCAGATTAGATGCTAATGATGTCCAATCTTTCTTATAAGCATGAAGAGAATCGATTGTGTGATACAGATAACCCGGTTTTACTCCTACCTCTTTAGCTACATATTGCATGAGTCTCCATGCAAGATATACATCATTACCGAAATGTTGTACAAAGTCCGAACTTCTTTGATGATAGCAAATATGTAATACCTTCTCTCCTTTACCATTCTGACGGATAAGGAAATCATAATACATTGAGCAAGGTATACGTTTACTTCCATCAAGGAATCTTAAATCTGTACCATGGAATATAGGTAGTACTGCTTTACGAGTATCATTATCCCTCTTAAGAAGTTCAATAACTGATTGCATTGCTGAATCACAGTTAAAAGAAGTACTACCATAAATGTCTAACGAGTTCCAAATACGCTCTGGGTAGGTGTAATCAAACTTACCATTCACCAAAAACTGTTCCCATAAATCTTTTCTCAATTCCCAAGCTTTACCTGGATTTAAATCATACCAACCAATTCTTTCTTTAAACTCGGCATCTGCCCATTCCTTTGAATGAGAGAATATGAATAACCATACTGGGTCTCCAAGTGAAGTTAAACAATATTGTTGGCAAATGAGTTCTTTTGTAATAAAATCCTCATTACCTTCAATCACTTTATTTTGATAGGTCTTTGGTTTTACAGTTTGACCATAACTGTTGAGTTCTCTGCCCATTTCGGACATTAACTCAAAACTGTTAGAATATATCCTCATATTATATAAATATTTAACTGTATGACATTGTAGAATTAACCCAGGTCATATGCCAGTAGCGAAATACAAAATTATCAAAATCCTCTACCTCTTTCATTAACAAGGGTATATCTGGTTCTGCACCGTTCTTTTTAATCTCTAAAACTTGGTAATAAAATTTGTTTACTAATCCTATCCGCTTCTGATTTAAAAATTCCTTAGCTTCCATTGTTCTTTTGTTTTAAAAGTTTCTTCTTATATGCTTTACGTTGAGAGTAAGAAATTACATTCTCCGGATATTCTATATCCTCATATTCAAGAAGTAATTCTTTTGCTTTCATTGATTTATATGTTTCCTCATATAAATCTGGTCGAAGCACTTTAAAACTTCTAAAGAATACCTTGAATGAAGAGAATTCCTTCTCTGTGCCCTTTTGGAATTTTTTCCATATCTCTTTTATCCTCTTATTCCATGAATTCTCCTCTGCTCCTTTAAGTACCTTCTTCAAAGGTTTATGGGTATGATACATTAAAAGTGTCTCCACATTTCCGTACATTTGAGTCGCAAATAGGTTGATTTGTACTGACTGGTCCGGCCCATATACGTACTCTGACATTCGTTGAATTAATAGGAAATCGAATATTAACCTCTTGGTAATTTCCGAAGCCCGAACTACCATTGTAATAACTGGGATGTCCTCCCCGAATCGTTTTGAAAAAGTCGCAGCTATTAGACATTGTTTACCGTTATCATGATGATTGTTAAACATATAAGTTATATTGTAATTCTGATTGTACTTATTTCTCAGTACTCTCAGTTTACTACGCAACAAGTCAAGCTTATTAAAATCTATGTAGTTATTCAATAAGCTAGTCCACTTAGTTTCTTTGTAATTGAAACATCTCCCATAATCAAATTCTGGGTCTACCCATGCCTTACGTATTTTTATAAATACGTTATACACTACTGCTACCCCACTATTAGCCATAGCCCCTTTCCCAAATAGGATTGGGTCTAACCTTAAGAATCCCTCATTGAGTTTTTCCCAAGCTTCTTGTGAAGTAGCAAATTCTAACGAATGGAGGGACTCCTCCGTATTGAGTTGAAGTCCCTCTAATCTCTTATTCCATCCTGACACGTTGATACTTATTTATTATTCTACTTATTCTACCTTGACTCTTGAGTCCCACTAACTTAGCTAATTGAATCTGAGAATATTTACCTGTACTATATTTCTCTAATATTAAACTAATTTGTTGTTTAGTGAGGGTAGACTTAAACTGACCTCTATTCCTACCTTCTCTCATCATTTGTTGAGTATTTTCCTTATAAGTACCCCATTTAAGATTCTTATAATGATTATTGTAAATGTTATTATCAAGGTGCATTACAATAGGTAGATTATTTGGATTAGGTATATGAATCATAGCAACTAATCTATTCAACCTAAATTGCTTTCCCTTAGGTAAACTAACATATAAATAACCTCTAGTAGGATTTTTAATATATGATAATTCTTTCCAAGTACCATCTCTTACCCTTTTCCAAACTCTACCTCTTTTAGAAACATAAAAGTTTGGGTAATCTGGTATATTGTCTTTCTTCATATTAGTAATTAGTTTGTTGTCTCCATAAATTGAGACGTTGTTTTTTAAAGAATAAACTAAATAATCCGCAAGGAGTAAACCCATTCATAGCTAAGAATCCCATATAGAGATAGAAAGCTTTTACTAATGATTCCTGAAAATCTATTTCTTTGGTCATTACTTGAGTTTGTTTCCAGGGTCTACATTTAAGGAAGTTCCTTGCTTTATTGAGTTCATATATTACTTCCCATAAATATAGCTTCTCGTTTTCATGAGATATCTCGCTCATTTCATGAAAACCTGGGGTATAAGAAACTATCCTATCATACTCTGCCCTATCTTCTCTTGCCCAATCTGTTGAACTTAGTATGGGATATTTCCTTACACTTCGATGATCTGGGTACTTTATGAGTAGGTTTTTAACTCCAATTGCCATTACCTCAAATAAACTCTTTGCATCTTGGTATTTTAATATATCCTCTGGCAATATATTAGAATACAGAAGCAAAGTAAAGAAGAATCCCAAAGCATCTGCTTGTTCCTCATTGGCATTTGCTAGATGATTTAATACCTGAGTATATTCCTCTGAGGTTAAACAATCATTATTCCATCCATAATCACGATATATAGATACTACTTCATCGGTAGATTCGAATCCTTCAGTTAACTCTTCAATAACTCTACCAATAAAATCCTTTAGAATAACTTGGCTCTTTGGATTATTTATATCTAATGGGTAATCTGGTAGCTTTTCTATGGATTTATACCCAGAGAATTGCTCTATCCCAAGAACATACATTTCTTGTAATATCCGTGCCTCAGTTTCTTCTACCTGAGGCACTTGTTCATTTATATTTCTGATGTCCATGATTATTTACTTCCTGATGAACCAAAACCATTCCCTCCTCTACTTCCCCACATCTGGGATTCAGTATAAAATTCCTCTTGTTGAATCTCTTCTGGTTCAGTAATATAGATAGGTACATGAATAAATTGTACCAGCTTCTGGCCAGCCTCAATAACCTGGGTTTCTTGAGAAGTGTTGTATACTCCAATGTGTATCTCTCCAACATAGGGAGAATCTACTATCTCGGCAGTAAAGATTAACCCTTTCTTAGTAGCTATACCAGATTTGTTTGCTGCCATTAACATAGATGCAGGAGGTTCTAGCAAACCTTTGATACCTGATGGGATAAGTATACGATGACCTGGTTTTAAAGCTATATGCCTTACGAATGATTCACTAAAGGGTATATCCAAATCATATCCTCCTGAATCAAATTCATTCTTAGAGTGGATATCCTCTGAAGTCAAGTTGGTTGGTACATAAAAATCTAACCCAGCATCATTTGGGTTTGCTCTGTTGGGAGATACTACCTCCCTTACTTTGATAAATCTAAATCCGTTCATAATATATTACATTTACGTAAAAGTTGTCCAAAGGTTAATTTCTCGGGTCTAGAAACATGTACTCCCAATGAATTACATATTCTGATTACATCGGTAGAACCTTCCATACAAATGTTAGCAAGTACATCTTCTTGCTTTACAAAATAGTTTGGGTTGTTAAGGTATACCTTGAACATAGCCCATATCATCTCTATTGGTTTCATTATTTAGTACACTCTTTATAAAGTTCTCTAATACGTTTTCTTGGTACTTCGAATTTCTCAACGGTTTTGGTAATAACCTCTTTTCTGTCTTTCCCTTTCCGAATCAAGCCTCGGATGTATTTCTTGATACCAATGGTATCTTCAAGTACATCTAAATCCTTGTATTGATTCTTCTGTTCAAGTTCTTTCCTTGTGATATTCAAGTTCTGTGACATCTTGAATGCACATAATTCTGAGTCTCCGCATAGCTTACATTCTTTAGTAGATAAATCATACCCAATACCAAAACAAACATCGCCATTAGTTCCCAAAGTACTTAAATCTATGGGAGTAAGAATATCTTGCTTCGATAAGTCAGGAAGTTGTTTCTTTTTCTTAGCCATTATATATCCTTTTTACGTTTATAATAAATGTATATCTCACTGTTATCTTCTATGGGAACATAGGAATAACCCATGTTATTAATAAATAGTTCCCTGAGTTTATATAATTCTTGGTATGAATTTCTATAGTGACTTTCTTGGCATACTTTGACCACCATACCATTACTCCAGTACAGATAGAAATAATGAGTAAAGCATTCGGGAGTATTTTGAGAAGTTTCCAAGCTTGATATCCATATCAAATCTCTACAGTTGAATACATGTTTAGGATTATGTACCTCCCCAACAACGAGAGACTTAAACCATTCTTTAATCTTCCTCATCATAAGTGTAATTAAGGTGTTTACAATGGGGACAGACCCATTCTTTTAAATGCCATCCCTTGATTTCTAAATCCTCTTTATGAAAACGTTTCTTACATGAATGGCATTGATAGCCATCCTTAGAAAGTATGAAGTCTAAAGCGAGTATTATTATCATAATAACAACCGCTGTAATTAAAATATATTTCTCCATCACTGAAAGCCTTTGATTTTCTTTTTAGTGTTATTGGGTTTCCTTAAAAGTACCCAGCAATAAATACCGGATGCAGAGATTTGGATTATCTTCCAACCATCTGATAATAGAGTAGTTAGTTTAGTATCATCCTCATCTCTGATACATATTAGTTTATCATTATTCATAATGCCTATATGCTTATTAATTGTAATCTTCTTTTCCTCCTACGGAGAAAAAGTAAATACTCATAGTACTTCTAGTTAACTCTTAATAAGGCTATGGTTAGGATGTTTCTTCCATAGCTTATCTAACAGTATTACTTTCAATTCTTGTCTCTGATAATATTGCTTCCGATGTTTACCGTGCCTATCTAAATAATTCCCAGGATAATGAAGGTCATCAAGGTATACCTTATTTTTAGATTCATCGGTTCTTACCAAACGACCAAGGAATTGAATGGATTTTTCTTGTGAATCCATACTTGCGGTATTGAGTAAGTACTTAAGCTTAGGAAAGTTTTTACCTCGAGCAATGATTGTAGTTGATACCAGGATATCTATTTTACCTTCTCTAAAATCCTTCATTATTTGTTGTCTTAACTTAGATTTGGTATTAACATGCACATAGGCAATATTATAGGCATCGCCCAGTTTCTTTTTAAAGAATTTATATAGATTTTCACAATGTGCAATATGCTTGCAAACTACGAGAGCAGGATATCTGCCTTGATTAATATTCCATCGTAATCTGGAATATGCCATTAACCAAGCAGTATAACTGTTAGTAATCGAATCATCATATATCTCTTTATAAGATATACAATCGGATTCCCAATTCCCATACCAGGGTTTACCTGGTACCATCTTTACTACAGTTTTAGTTGAATAACCCTTCTTAATAGAATCCCTAAGTTTAAACTCGGCAAGTACCTTACCAAAGAAACATTCAAGATTCATATTCTTAACTTTATCTTTAGCAAGCTTACTCATATAGATGGTACCAGATAGTCCTATACGAATACGAGTATTGAATAACCGGGTGATTACATTCTGATATTGCCTACTGCCCCCTTGGTCAGCTTCATCTATAAGTACCATATCTATTTGAGATAACTCTTTTTGATAGAACCTCATATTACGAGAAATAGATTGAACCATACCTATTGTGAAGTTACTCCAGTTTAAAACTTTGCCTTGAACAAAAGTGATATCCTCTCCGGGTAGATATTGCTTAAATTCTTCTCTAGCTTGGTTTAACCAATCCGAGTCATTAGTTATTAACAAAGTCTTCAACTGCTTCTTATAGGATAAATACAAAGACGACATAATAAGTGTGTTATGAGATATGAATCCATTAGATAGGTAATTATGATACTTAGGTATCTCCATATCATAACATGGGTATTTATCTAAGATTTCTATCTTATCTATTTTATCCCAATAACAATTACTAGAAATATTTAGTAATTCTGTAGCTTTATCATTATTAGAGCCTAAGAATTCTACTAAACAATTAAAAGCAGTTAAAGTTAATCTATTATGATGACTTACCTGTGTACTTATAACTCTACCATAGGTTTTTCTAAACTTACCCTTTTCTTTCCAAGAAAGCTTATCATAAAGTTCTTTAGCAAAATTACTAAAAGGTAGTTTATTACTGTAGTTATTCCGTTGAGAATTGCTAGGGATACATTTTCTTTCAATCCTCATGGGTATTATTTCTAGAAACTCATCATAAAATTCGCTATGAATAGTTATTCTATAAGCTATACTCTCTTTACCATTACATGAAGTCTTCTTGGGTTTAAGACAACAAGCTATTCCTAAAGATAATAAGGCTTGTTGTACTCTACGAGCATTTTCAAGATTTACAGTAGTAAAAGATAAGGATCTTCTACCATGAGATGATGAATTATGCCCATCTGTATCAAATAAACCTGCTATATAATTCCTTAAGTCATCATAAGAAGCCTGAAGAATCTTATCGGGTATGTACTTTTCATGGGCAGTACCAATTAATTCTGGATATTCCTCTTGAAGCAGTTTAGCAAAATTAGTATCGGATTTAGATATATGAAAACCTTTAAATCTTTTGTGGGGTTTTATTTCTACAGGAGTTTTACAGATTTCATCCATAGTAGCTTTAACTACTTCGGCTACTTCTATATCTTGACCTGATATAGATATGTTTATTTGATTTTTAGAAACTTGATGAATATGACCATCTCCGGATAAAGCTCCCAAAGTATAGCTAAGGTTTTTACCTATGGTATTTTTAGAATGAGTATATTCTAAGGAGATAGGTAAACAATCCCCTTTCTTTAAATCCTTGACATATACCCATTGTAGATTATCTCCATAATAAGTATATAATCTGTGATTTTCATATCCACAGATTAGAGTATAACCCTGAGAAGTAGTTATCTTTACTACCTTAATCTCATTATAAACTCCTGCATTGGGTTTTACTAATACACCTTCTTTAGTAAGGACTTTACCTTTATATCGTATCTTACCTGTTTCAGAAACGATTTTTTCTATAGGTAATAACCCATCCTCAGTATGTATTAAGGTACCCTTACCGGTGCATTTACCTGCATTAACCGTGTAATCCAATACTCCGATATGAAATGGTTTACCTCCAATCGTATTATTAATTACAGCCTTGACTGCTTTCTCCTGTTCTGGTCTTAATTTATATTTGCCTATCTTCGTAACAACTTTACTGACTTTAGGTAAAGGTTGACGCATATCTACAACTTTAGGTTTAATTCCCATCTCAATACACATATCGTATACCTTAGGAAGCAAACCTATTTTAAATTGACCAGTCTTGGTGATGTAGTGAATCTTACCATCCCAATTCTGCATACCTCTTTGCCTTGTACGTAAGTAGAAAGCATTTGGATGTCGAATGGCAAACTCATTATAAAGTTTCTGTGCGAACTTAAGAGGTAAGTCAAGTTCGCACAT